TCATACAGATTGAAGTACAAATAGGTTATATACAGACACAGAGAAAACTAAGTTAACCTGAATAGAGGCAGGGGCTACAGCTGACCAGACAGCTTGAGAAATAGAGGCAATTATAAGTCATACTAATATAGCAGACATTTGAACTACAACCCATGATGAAATTGACACCTACTTCTCAAATAATTGAGAGTTAATGGACTTTTTCAATTGAGCTATGATTGATGAGGGCTCAGTAGACGTAACATCTGATTGAGGTACAATTTCAGCTACATTAGAAAAGACTTGAACATGAGATGTAAGGTATTCAACATCAAGCTGAATACAAACATTAGACTGTACTCCAAGTCCAGCAAGTGTTAATCTAACAGCTGGAACAGATACAGTCCCACAAATAAACTATGTTTATATACTTAAGAGTACAAATTTATTAACTACTTCTACTACAAGTTTTCCATCTGTTGAATATGTGCCAGTATTAGTTACCTTTGTTTGAAGTGCTACATTTGTAGCGGCAAGCTGAACATATAAAACCCATGAATGGGCAGACCATGTTTTCACATCAGGAGATAACTGACATATGACACATCTTAATGAATGGATTAGAAATCAACATGCAACTTGGCAAAGTTGAAATGCACTTAGTTATAGTTGAAGTTGAGGAGCAACTGTAAATGTGGCGGTTTCAAGTTGAGTGATGTTTCAAATGCACAAGCATGCAACTCCAGCAATTACAAGTCCAGCTACATTTTACATAAAAAATGATGAAACAACACCATACACAGCTATAACTAATATGGCGAGTATTACAACAGATAGTACAGGTTGAAGTATTAATAATAAATATGTTCCATATGTTTTCTATTACACTTATAGTAATTTAACATCTGACAGTAAATTATATATTAGTAAGCCTTCTTGAAGTTATTCCTCAGAAGCGGATGCTAGACAAGATAGTAGTAAGTATGCAGACTTTTCAATTGATGAAGATTTTAAATGAACTTCTATATTAATATATAGAATGATATGAAGATTAAGTTGAGGTAACTTTACAGCTTATGATTGAGCTTGAGATGATTTGAGGTGAACCTTACCTAATACAGCAGCAGGTAGTTCTACATCAGCTTCTTCAACATTTCTTGATAGTACATTCAGGGTTGAAAATACAGCTGATACAACAAAGAAAATAGCACTAGATGCTAGTTGAATAACAACAGCTACAACAAGAACAATTACAATGCCTGATAGTAATGTAGATTTAGGTAATATGGCAGTAGTATGAGACCCATTAGACCAATTTGCAGCTACCACCTCCGCAGAATTAGCAAGTGTGATAAGTAATGAGACATGAAGTTGAGAGTTAGTATTTGCTACATCTCCAACATTAGTAACTCCAGCATTAGGAGTGCCTGCAAGTTGAGATTTAAGTAATTGTGATTGATATACAGAAGTTATAGCTCTTGCAGCCTCAGATGAGACTACAGCATTAACAACCTGAACAGAGAAGTTAACATTTAGAATGCCTTACGCTTTCACGGTAACAGATGTTAGAGCTTCACTTACATGAGCTTGATGAACAAGCTGAACTACAACAATTGATATTAATGAGAGTTGAACAACAATACTTTCAACTAAGCTAACAATTGATAATACAGAGTTAACAAGTACAACAGCCGCAACTCCTGCCGTAATAGATGATAGTGCTTTAGCAGATGATGCTGAAATAACAATTGATATTGATGCGGTAACATGAGACGCAGACGAGACATGATTGAAAGTTTATATAATTTGACACCAATAAAATGTTTATAATAAACCCATATATATTTAACCTTGGCACGATAAGTAGTCATCCAACCTTAACCACATGACTAGTTAGTTATTGGAGAGCTGATACTAATGGTAGTTTTCCAGATGCACATTGAAGTAATACATGAACAATAAGTTGAGCTTCATATACCTCAAGCTGAAAGGTAGACTGAGCATATAGTTATAACTGAACAACTGATTATGTTGGGCTTTCGAATATAACTCCTTGAACAACATTTTCAATTAGTTCTTGGATTTATTTAGATGCACTATGAAATTATAGATGAATAATATGAAGCACAACAACAACCGGTGCGGGGTTTCATTTTCAATTAAGTACATCAGATTATCCTAATATCTATCTATATTGAGTTGCTGCATGAATAACAAGCTCTGTAGCTATAACTACTGGTACATGGTATAATGTAATAGCAACATATGATGGTAGTAACATAAGAATATACTTAAATTGAGTATTAAGATGAACACAGGCTGCTAGTGGGAGTTGTACAACAACAACTTCTTTGCAAATATGACAAACATATATTAATAGATGATTTGATTGAAAAATTGATGAAACATGATATTGGAGTAAAACTTTAACACAAGCAGAAATTACAAGCTTATATAATTGATGAAGCTGATTATCTTATAATTAAAATAAAATGAGTAACAAATACGAATTAAAGAAAGAGGATTTAAAAAGAATAGTAAGGCAAATACTTATAATCTATACACCTGTTATTCTAATATTCCTAGAACAAATTCAAAGTGGAAACTTTGATATGAAAATAATATATGGGTTAATAGCTGGTACATCAATAGATGGACTTAGAAGGTATTTAACAAATTACAACAAATAAAAACAAAATGGAAGAAAAATTAGCTATGTGGAAACAAGTATTAATCTTCGCAAGTGTAAGTTGAACATGAGGTATTGTTATGTATCTAAACCAAGTAAGGAAAAAAAAAGTAATCTTTAAGAGATGAATGTTTCTCTTGAATGCCTTCTTAGCTTGATGGTTAGGAGTAATAGCCTGATGGGCAATTCCAGCAACTATGGGAGATAGTAAATATGCTTTGATATGAGTTATAGGTTTCCTAACTGCTCCTATTCTAGATTATATAGAAAAAGATTGAATTAATATAATAAAAGAGAAACTATGATTAAAGAAATAATGAAAAATAGTATTTATTTATTAATTGTAATAATTCTATTAATACTATGAGTGGAAGTATATCAAAGCTTTCAACTGGAAGAAATAAAAACTGCTTTAATAGCAGAATGACCGATATTACAATATAATAAATAGTAAATGGCTTACGTAAAGAAAACAACTATAAAAGTTAAACCTAAAAAAGGTAAAAGGAAAGTAAAGGTAAAAGTTAGAATTACAAAGCCTAAAAGAAAGCTTAAAAGGAAAAGGATTAGAAAAGATAAGCCTTCTGGAATAATCCTTCCTAAAGTTGATTATTTTAAAAAGCTAACATAAACATTATGACTAACATAAAAACACCTTGCCGAGATATTAATGAGCTTACACCCTCTTTTAAAAGGAAAGTAGAGTTATTTATTAAGGAAGCCTGAAAGGAAGTATTCATTACTGAAACATATAGAAGCCAAGAAAGGCAAATATATTTATATGGACAATGAAGAACTAGGAAGTGAAATAAGGTTACTTGGACATTAAACTCTTACCATAAGACAAGAAAGGCAATCGATATAGCCTTTAGGTGAAAGGAACTATATCCAAGTAATATAAAAGAGTGGACTAAAATAGCTAATATAGCAGCCAAATATTGAATTGTTTGGGGTTTTGATTTACGGTGAAAGGATTTACCACACTTTCAAGATAACTGAATACCTTATAAAGAAGAAGGAACTACAGACAAAGCAAAGACTAAACAAGGGGAACAAAGTAAATATTCTTGAATAATGGAGAGAGCTTTAAAACAAGCTTGAATTGAGCCAATATTTAATTCTCACGAAGGAAATAATCCTCTTACAGAACAAGAAACTAAAGAGTTAATTGAAATAGCGAGAGCTAGAGAAGTAATAGAAAATAAAAGATAATTTAAATGCTTTCTAAGGGGCTTTTAGAATGATTAGGTACAATGTGTCCTAAAACCTCCTAGAAGCTCTAAGAAATGATTTAAATACCAAATAAAGTACAAATATGTTAAAACTAATAGAGAATGAAGTTCCAACTTGAGATATAGATGGAGCAAATAAAGAATATGTTCTAGAAGAGTATATAGGTTATATAAGTAATATAATTGTTGATTGAAGTGATATATGAACAGCTTATACGTTCATCCATGATACAGTAACCGTAACAGTCGCCCCAGTAACTTCAATTACTATTTCTTCTTTTACTAGGGAAGAAAGGGATATTTTAGGTAACGGCGAAGTTACATTGTGAGATTTAATAGATGAAGTTTGGGAAGAGATTTGAAGAACTTCCTCATCTACTATTTATCCTAAACCTAAAATAAGAAGAGAGTTAAATCAGACAATTTGAACAATGTTAGATTGAGTACCTGAAAGAGGTAACATACAGCATTACTCATTAAAATGATTAAACTGACTAACGGTTGAGAAAGACCAGAATACAGTAAGTATCACTACAGCTGAAAGTTATCCATTAGCTATAATGTGAAGCTTTCTAGTTTGAAAATGAATTTATTATAATTATTATGATTATGACTGAATTAAATTTGAAGTAGCGGGAAATGATTTGATAGATGATTTTGACAGAATGATTGTTTGACATAGAATACCATATTGAGTAGAAAGAGTAAGTGAAGTATATGTGGATTGATATAAATTAGAACATATTGACAGTAGAGATTTTTATATGGATACTATAGATAGATTTACAATTATAAAAGACTACCAAGGAAATGAGTACCTTTATCTTCCATATAGTTCAACTGAATATACATTAGTCGTAAAGTATGTTCCTGATTACGCTATAATGACTAAAGATGAAGATATACTAAACCTTCCTTACAGATATAAGAGAGTACCTGTATATGATGTAGTATATAGATTATTAGCTTCTAGAGAAGACGATAGATGGCAATACTACGAGAATGCTTTTGAAAAAGAGTACAGGAAATATAAAGCTTATAAAGCTAAGTGAACTAGGAAAACGAAAAGTAAAATTTGATTTGCTTCTACCTTTGATAGAGGATTAGAATATAGAACAATAGAAATTATACCAGAATGATTTTATGATGATTTATAATTAACAAAGAAATATGACTTGATATACCCATTGATTTCAGGACTTTAGACTTAAAGACTTAACATGAGGTGTTAACCTTAGAGATTATCCAAGTGAAATAGAAGATATACAAGCTTTAGCTCAAGAGAATTGGAACTTTTTTTGAAATAAGCTTATAAATAGTCAAGGCTATAAAGAATATGAGCTGAACCAAATAAATAAAATAGGTAACCATGAAATTAGAAGTGTTGACATAATAGACCAAAATGTATATATGACACATTATGGTAGCTTTTTAGAGATTACAAAGTGAGTTAATAATATTTGGCTTAATAATGATAATAATATACATTCTTGGTTTTGGAATATCCCATGAAGTATAAGTGCTTGACAGGTATATGAAATTACGGTAACATGAGTAGACTTTAGTTATTGACCTATAGCTTCGAGTTATACAGTTCAAGCTTGAGATACTAAGGATGATGTATATGAAGCTTTGGTAACTGATATTATTGATACAAATATTGATAGTGAAGTATGAAGTTATTACCATACACCTTGATTAACACAATTAGATTGATTATTTATTTGGGCTAAGCAAAATGCTTGAAGAATTGATGTATCAGATACTTGAGCTAATACTTGAGACGTGGGACTTTGACAATTTAGTTGAGATGTTACTAACCCTGAAATAATTAAAAGTTGAGATGATTTAATTTTAATTACAGATGGATGAAATACTCAATATTATCAAAATATATGAGGCTGAGATAGTCTATTTTGAGTTAATATGTACAATGGTTCAGATTTAATAAAAGCTAAAGGTTGAGTGTATTATAATGGTAAGTTTGTGTACTTTTTAGAAGACAGTAATGTATTATACTTTTCTAAAACATCAACTCCATCAGAGCCCCATCTAGTAATGGATTTTACAGCCTATTCAGCATGAGCCCAAAGGGTATGATGAGATGGTAATATTGCTTGATTAATAGTATGAGAGAATTGATTGTATATATTCAAAGAAGATGAAATATGGTATTCAAATAGTGAAACTGATACTTGAACAAGTTTTAATTTCAATGTAAATAAAATTACAAATAATTGAGCTAAAGACAAGGCTTGTATAGTAAAAGTAGAACAAGATATATTTTACTATGATTGAATTACTGAAAAGGTTAGGAGATTAAGTTATGAGCAGAACTTAACAACCCTTAGAGACACCGCAGTGAGTGATGAAGTAGATGAATGGTTTAACAACCAAGACAGCGATATAGATTGAATACAGCAAAGGCTTTACTACTGTTATCCTAACCTAAGGTTTACAACAGTAGAGGAATGATGAACACCGACAATTAACGATATTATATATTGTTATAATGTTGATGAGAAAAGTTGGATAAAAGAAACAACTAAGAATGTATGAGTAGCTAAATGATGCTACTTTTCTATAGAGTGAACTAACTGAAAACTATATGAAGATAATGATTGATGGACTACAGACTGAACTAGAACAAGTAAGGAGTACGCCTTTATAGATGAAGTAGATTATGTTAGGGGAAAAGAAGTAGAAGTTATATGAGATATAACTTGAATTTGAGGTACTAAAAATCTAGAAATTGAAATACTAGCAGACTGAGTAGCTTTAGAGATTTGAACAGGAGCTAACCCAACTAAAAGAATAATTTCTGCGGCAACTTGAGTTACCAATAGATTTAGAGAAAAGATTGACTTATTTGATGATGCAAGAATATTTCAGTTCAGACTTACCCATGAATGAGATTGATATGTGGAGGTTTCAAGTGTAAACTTTAGAATTAAACCTTTAAGAGTTTCACAATCAAATTATTATTAATAAATAAATAAAATATGGTAGTAGTAAGAGGAAAAAAGAAAGTAACTGCAACTATTCCGTGAGCTGGGAAAGATACAAATAAAGTATTACCGCCAAAACCAGCGACAGTAAAACCAGTTCAACGTACCCGTAAGGTAGTAGGAAAATGATTTAAATTAACCCCAGATATAAAAGAAACAGCTGGAAGTAGGAATGATGCAGCGGAAATAGCAGCAACTTGAACATGATTAAAGGTCGCCGATACCCCCGTTACTCCTTCTTCTTTAGTTGGAGAAGACACTACAACGCCTACGGGAACAGTTGATGCACCTTCAACTCCTACAATTGAACCTTGAGACGTTAAATGAACGGCGGAACAAATATTAGCACAAAATACAGCAGCTTGACAGAAGTTGGAAGAATTAAAAGAAACTAAAATATCTGATTTGGAAACAGCTAAAGAAACTGATATAGAAAGAACAGAGACCCATGCAAAAGAATTACAAGATTTATTAACGAAACAAGATGAAAAACTATCTTTATTAGAAGATGAAAGGAGGGTTAGATTAGAAGATGAAAAAGCTTGAGAGGTTGAAAGATTACAGAAAGAGAAAGACTTATCAATGAGGTTAGCTGAGGCTGATAGAGAGAAATTAGAAGCCTCACAAGAGTACCAGAGAATACAAAATGAGAACTCAATTATAGAAGCAGAGGCTGCAATAGAAATAGAAAGACAACAATCAGCTTGGGCTTATCAAAAGTTATGATTAGGTTTTAGTTCTTGAATTATAAACCAATCTCAACAAATAGCAACTGACTGAATAGCTGCTATAGCTCAAATAAAAGCTAAGATGAGTTATAATGAAGCTTTTACATGAGTGGAAATATCTAAGGTAGGTATAGAATTAGAGAAAGCTAATCTGCAATATTCTTGATTAATCAATCAAACAATAAATACTTACTCTGATAAGTTAGATGATTTAGATGAACAAGCAGAAAAAAGAATACAAGATACTACTAAGAGTTTACTATTAAGTACTCAAGAGAAGGAGGAAGCAATAGATGGGATATTAAAGGATTATAGAAGTGAAGTTGGAGACTTAGAACGCCAACATATAGATGATATGATTAAAATTCAAGATAGATGATATAAATATCAAATAGACATACAAAACCAAATTGAAAAAGACCAAGGTTTAGCAAAAGAGAATATAAATGATAAAATAACTAGCTGAGCATTATTTGAAATGAATGATGTTGAATTAGATACTTTAGCAAGAAAGGCTTGATTAAACTTAATTGATTTAACTTCAATTAAGAAAAGTTCAATAGCGAAATCCGTTTCAGCTAATGTATCTAAAATGATGGGGGAAGGTTATATTACATCGGAAGAGACTAGAGCAGAAATAAACGGTAATGTCCACAGATTAATGGAAGGTTGAAGCACTCTAGAAGAGGCTACAGCTATTGCTACAAAGCAAGTCCTAAGTGAAACACCTGAATACAAAGCAAGACAAAGTGCTGTTTCCTTAGAGGAAAGGAAGTTTGCATTTGACAAAGCTAAATTCGGAGCAGAATATGCACTTGACCAAGCTAAGGCTAGAGAAGAAGCAAGACAGTTTGATGTTGAAAACCAAGATTATACTGCATGAAGTGGTTGAACTAGTGAGTTACTAGATTTTATTTCAAGTGCTGAATGAACCAATTGAAACTATGAAGCTCTATTTTGAGCTTGAAGTCAAACTAAAACAAAGATTACTAATATGACCCTAAAGGAACTACAAAAGTTTCAACAAAGTAGACTTTACTTATCATCTGATGGAGAGAATTATATAGGATGAGCAATGGGGAAATATCAAATAGTTAGTTGAACATTAAGAGGCTTAATTAGAGATATGGGATTAACTTGAAATGAAAAGTTTACACCTGAATTACAAGATAAAATGGCGATGAAGCTAATGGGTTCAAGCTTTAATGACTTTAAGAGCTGAAAGATTACACCTCAACAATTCCAAAAGAGAATAAGCGGAATATGGGCAAGTCTACCAAAAGATGCAGGTAATGAAAGTACTTATAAATGAGTTGCTTGAAATAGAGCTTTAACATCAAGTAGTCAATTATTAAGTATGTTGGATAGTGTCCTTAAAGGGGAGCGTCCAACTAAAAATGTAAAAGAGTTTGCAGATAAAAAGAATAAAGAGAAAGCAAGAGAAGAGAAGGACATAGAAGGTACTAAAGAATTATCAAAAGTGATGGACAAAATAAATCCATCAAACGTAAGAGAAGAATATTTTAGATATTTCAAAAAATACCCTGACAAGAAGGCTGGGGTTGAAACTATAAAAGCTATAATAGGAGACGAGATAGCTGAAAGAGCTAAGAAGGCTGAAAAAGAAGAAGAGGAAGAAGAGGGAGATTACAGTGCTTTAGATGCTTTATAATTTTAATTTAAAAACAAATGGCAGATTACTTTGGGAAATATGTTCCCCCTACAAAGGATGAGGAAGAGAAAGCTTGGAGATATAAGACTGAGGGCTTTTCTACAATGTATGAGGAAGATGATGAGGAAGACTTATATGAAACAGCTACTATAATGAGAAAGGAGAGCGGGCTAAGTTCTGCTCCCTATAAAGAAAATAAACCAGAAACATACAAAAACCTAATAATAAATAAACCAGTAGAAAATACTCCGGCATCTGAGACTTACGCTACATATTGAAGAGGTAGTACTCTTCCAAATAAAGAAATAACGGATGAAGATATAGGCTTTACGGAAGTATGATGAAAGCTAAAGTCCTCAGAAGATTTTACAGTTAAAGACAGTGTAACAAAGCTTTTTGAAGAACAAATTAAGGAATGAACATGAAAGGTATTAAAGTGAGTTGCTCAAGTAATGGATAAACCCGTAGATACTGCTATTAGTAAGCCTTTTGGTTCATTATATACTATATGAGCTGCTTGATATTTCAATACAAAGGAAATGTATAAATCAATGGTAGAGTTTAGAGACTTTGATTGGATGAAGGCGTGAAAAGACACAGAAGCTTTTCAAGATAGAATTGAATATCTATTTTGAACCAATTTAAGTATGAATGATTACCTAAATATGGACACAGCACAAGAAAAAAGAAGAAAGATAGTAGAAAAATCGGACTGAGAACTAAGGAATGATTTAGAAAAGCTTGAACCATACACTATAGTTTATGATGTTGTGGCAAACCTGCTTACAATGTGATGAATATCTAAATGATTAGGGCAGCTAGCCTTAAAAGCTTGACCTAAAACAGCTGTAGGGAAAACAATGATAGCCTTAGAGAATACAATAAACCCTAGCTTAACTAATATGGCTAAACTAGGGGTATGAGTTGCAGCAGTAGCTTGACCTTACTACGGTTTGACTTGAAAATGGTTATGGGAAGATGACCCACAGGCTACTGAGTGAGCTTTAATGTTTCTAACAAGTCTATGAATTAAACTCTCACCTAAGGCTGTAAAGTGAGGTTATAAAGCTTGAAAGAAGGCTTATGATTTAGGTAAGTGATGAATAAAAGCTTTATTTAGAAATAAAGAAGTTCAAAAATGAGTTCAAATGTTTTCCGAGGAATTTAAGAAGCTAACTTTTGAATGAGTTGAGAAGTTTGCTAAATTCTCTTGAGCTAAACTACCAATAGTAGAAGAGTGATTTACTAAATCAGTTAAGGAATGAGCTAAAGTAGACCCCATCAAGGGGGCATCTGAGGCAGCTTTAGTTAAAAGGATGAGAGAAGAGAGTATAAAGAGAGCTAGAAAGAAACCTATTAAAGAATGATTTATAGAGAAGAGGGCTAAAGATTTAAAAATGTGGGACCCAAAGAAAGGTAGTCTTGCTAATACTTTTGATTATATTTATAATAGAAGTGCTTCTAAAATCTATGAAAATCAAAATAGACTATTCGGGCAATCAGTAGGAGACAAAAGTGTTAACTGGAAATTAAGTCCAGCTATAAAGAAAGTTGAAAATGACTTGGATGTAGCTCAAACTTTTAATAAAGCTGATAATATTAAAGGAGACTTTAATAGAATTGTTAAAGAGGCATGAGGAGACTTTGAGGACTTTAATCAATACCTTTGGGAAAAGTCAAGGTATAACAAGGCAATATCACAAGCAGGAAGATGAAAGGCATTTTCCACAGTTCAAAATTTTGAGAACTGAGCTAAAATGGATTGGACACCTGAAAGACTTAAAATGAGTATTGCAGAAAGAGAATGAAAGTATGAGGAGTTAGCTAAAATAGCTGAGAGACCTAATAATCAAGTATTAGACCTTGAAATAGAGGCTTGAATGAGAACACCTGAGGAGGTAGCAGCATTTAAGAAAAATAATCCAGTATATGTTCCAGATAAATGAGATGTAGCGGTAATAGAAACAGCAGTTAAAAACGATGACAATTGACGCTTAGTTAAGATGGGACAAAAGTTATGAGAATGAACTGAGGATGTTGATTTATCAAAGAATGCTTTGGAAAATCTAGCTAAAAACTTAGCTTATAGAACTAAGGTAGCAACAAGGTCTAAGTTAGTTAATACAATGCTAGAGTATGGTGAAGATTTAGGAATAGCTAAAATAGTTCCTGAGGATAAGGTTACAGAAAGATGATGAGCTATTGTGGAAGCATTTCAAAATGGAAAGAAGATATATGTGGAAGTTCCAGCTTATTATAAAGAAGCATTAGACAAAAATGATGCAGGAGCAATAAGTTTATTGAGTACTATAGCTCAAACACCATCTAGAATACTTAAAACAATGGCAGTATCAGCTAATATAGCTTTTCAAGTAGGAGCTCCAGCATATGAAGCACCGATGGCAGCTATGAAGAATTGGCTTAACTGATGAAATATGGTAGATTATATTAAATCTATGGTATTAGCTTCTACTAATACAAGTAAATTCGCTAAATGAACTAGTTATATGGGAACACCAGAAGGTAAAATTGCAATGCACGCAATGTTGAAGGAACATTGAGGAGATTTTACTAGAACTAAATTATTTGAAAGAGAGTTTTGAGAATTTTTATGAGTAGAAGATATAAATAAGGTTGGTAAGATTAGAGAATGGTCTCTTAAGACCCATAAACTGTATAACGCCTTATGACATATAATAGAGAAAAATACTACTAGACTTCCGACTTTTGAAGCCCAACTAAAGAAAAAAGGGTTAAGTGCTCCTGATTTCCAGAAAATAGCTAAGAAATATGTGGTGGATTGACAAACAGATGTAAAAGGGTTAACAAATGAACTTAAATGATTATGAGCTGATGCTCAGGATGCTAGTCGTGTAGCTAGAAGTATAATGGATTATGCCTCAGCTAGTAAAGCTATAAATGATATATCAAAGTTCATCCCATACCTTAATACAGCACTCTCTAGTAACTTGGCTATGAAGAAGATGTTTGATGATAACCCAAGAAAGTTTATAGTTTGAGTTCTTGGAGGTTCTACAGCTATAGCTGAGATTATGTATCAATATAACTATTCAGGCGAAAGATGAGATGCTTTAAGAAAACAATCCGCCTTTAAACGCACACAAGCTTGATTTGCTTCTTTAGATGAAGAGAATTGAGAAATGAGTTTCTATAAAGTACTATCTAAAGTACCTCCTATTAAATGGATATATCCAATGGTGGTTGACCTACACGAAAATGGTGGTATAGGTAAGATGGGATTAAACCCCTTATTTCAAGATTTAACTTATGGAGGAGACTTAGAAAAGCCTTTATGAGTAGACCCATCTAAATTACCACCCTGACTTAAACAAGTCCTAGAAGTTACTCTAAACAAAGACTTTTTCAGAGATAAGGACTTAGTATCAGATTATGATAAAAGACAAGGTACGGAGCAATATACTAAGTATACGAACCCATTGTATATAAAGCTTTCTAAAGCTTGGGCATTAATTACTTGATGAGAAGTTAGTGAGAGCTGAGTAATTGAATGAGGACAACAACCTTCTCCAATTAAATTAGAAAAGTTCTTTGAAACATTTGACCCAACATGAGTACTTTCCGATACAGCAGCTCTTGCTTTAAATAAGATTTCTGATGTTTGAGTATCAGAGACTAATGTTAAATGACCGATAGCTAGAATAACTGGTGTATTTAAGAAAGCTTACAAGCTTCAAGAACTTACTTCGGAAGAAGATATAGCCACAGAAGAAGGTTTCGCTGAACAATCATTTAAGGCAGACCATAGACAAAGGATTAGAACTAGACTTGAAGAAATGAAAAGTATGGGTGAATATAAAGAGGGGGTACAAGAACTTATAAAGGAATATAAAAGTTATGAATTTTATGAAAGTGATTATAAGAAAATTCTAAAAGAAGAACTTAAAGATAAAGAAATTAAATTAAAGTATTGAACTAATTATTTCTTTTTTACTGGGATGAGTGCTGATAAAATAGGGCAAAGATTTGCTCGTATTTTACAAGATGAATGATTGGAGAAAATGAAGAAACAATTTTATAAATTGAAAGGTACTTGAATACTTTCTGATAGTAAAATAGCTAACATAAAAAAGGAACTTAAAAGAATAGCTAAGAAAAATAAAATTCCATTGAAATAAAAAAAGAGGTAGAAAATTAATTCTACCTCTTTTTTTATTTGTATTCTTTTTTTTATCCTTTTACCTCTATTACAGAGTTAGGAACTATACTTGTATCTACATATACATCATTTCAATAACAAAATAATTTATCTATATTTAGAGTATTTCCAAATTTATCATCTTTAGGGAAAACCCTAATGTTAAAACTATTTTCACTAGGGAACTTTTCTAATAAGGCAATCAAACTTGCTACGGTTTTGATAATATTAGGAGAATGAGATAAGGATTTTTTTATATCTTCTAATTTTTCTTTATCTTTAAGCTCTTCTAGTTCCTTTGTTACAGTAAGTCATTTTCTTTCCATATATTTTTTTTATTATAAATTATTACCTCTTTTTTGTTGTCTCAAGTATTTTAAGAATACTCTTATTGTCTTTTATTAACTCTCCATTTAACTTTATTGTTCTTTCACTTAGTCTTTTATAGTAAAGAGCTAAGTCGCCTAATATAGCTACTAAGAAGACTAATATTATTGTTATTATAATCATTATTATTCTAAGTTATCTCATATGTCTAGATGAATAGTATCATCTTCAATATTAGAGTAAATATTATTTATAACTTTCCCCTCCCAACCGTTCTTATGAGAGGAGGTAATTACTAGCCCCATATTATATGGATAACTACCTAATTCTTCCATTAAATCTCAAACTGTTTTAATCATTAATTCTTTAATTATAAAATCTTCTTCAACGCATCTATTTCTAGAATACATCTTGCAACAGCCATATTTCTTTTACATAGCTTAGGTCAATCTTTTTCTCCTGATAGAAACTTAGGATTTTTAGTTGTATTAACCATAAGGCTAACTAAAATTCTACGAGCTAAATCTACTCTTCAATAATTCATTATAGTTGTTTTTTTAATTATAAAATCTTATATGGGCTTCGGTTTGTCTAGCTTCTGAAAAAGCTGAAACTCTCTTTAAATACCCTATAACTCTTGTACCATAGTCTATATCCATAGAACCACACTTAGTACAGAATTGCTTAGTTTCTTTGTTTATATACCCACAGCCATTACATATTGTACTTCTTACATTAAATGTAAAGTAATTACAACCTGATTTAGCTCATAAATTAAGTAACTTCAAAGCATTCTCTTTAGTTAATAATTCATCTAAGTTTAAATGGAGAGCACTTCATCAATCTAAGTATTCAATCATATCTTTTCAATGGAGGGAAAATTTATCAATCATACTTGTCTCTTCATCTTCTACTTTATAAAAATAAGAGTTATAACAATCTCTTATAGCCTTTAATCAATCCTTCTTGTCCCATTTACTATTCTTAACTCATAAGTTCTCAGCTGGAACAAACTCTGTATTAAACATCACTCCAGATGATGCTTTAATAGCCTTATTTGCATCGTAAATAACTTTTAGCTGGGTAGCAACCCAAGCCTTATATTCGTCGTTATTAGAGGCTTCTAATCCTAAACTTTCAGCAGCTTCAACCATTCAATTAATTCAGATGGTTAGAAATTGCTTACTTAAACTTATATAACCAGCATCATATACAGGTAATAGTCAAGCTCTCTTATAATCCTTAATCACTTCTAAGTAAGACAGTTGATATTTATGTATTCTGTCTATTTGCTCCTTTAAATCAATTCATTTCTGAATTAATCTATTAAAGTTAATAGTTATAACATTAATACTTCAAGTACTAACTCATCAAGCTCATAGGGAATAACTAAATGTATTGTCAGTAATGGTAGACTTGAGCCTGCAGCACGCTGAGAGGCTGTCAACACTATCTGATTGATATACAAAGAAGGAATTACCCTCACTCATTTCCTTACTTATAAAATCAGCAAAGTCCTTATCTTTCACTTCATTATTCTCTGTCAACATTGCAGCTGTAATTACAGGAAATGTTAGAACAGCTTTACTCCTCTCTTCATTGAACCATTCCATAAACACTTTCTGTAGTCCGTCAAGACTAGACCATTTAGGAATATCTCAATCTGGAAACACAAAGTCTCCGAATAAAGAAGTAAAGTAATTCTTATCAAATATACTTATGTTAAAAAAGACGGATTGATACCCTCTTGCGGCAGCTGGTTGATTTATTGAGTATACTACATGCTGGAATAGTTGAGTAAGCTCTTTATGAAGCTCAGGTGTTATATTCTTAGTATAACCTTCTCCCCATTGCTTTCTAGCAAAATGGTCAAAGTACATTAAAAACTCTACAGTTGCTACAGCTCAAGCAAATTGACTAGCTATAGCGAATACTAGGTTTACAAAGCTACCTGCGAAGCTGTATATATTCTTAGGAGCTTTACTTTCTCATCATAATGTAGTCATTCAATGCGTTAACAATGGGTACATACTTACGCTAACACAATAAGGCTTTAAGCTTGTCTCATCATGGACATATATCTCATGGTCTTCTATTTGCCTCACATATTCACTTCCTAACTCTTCGCCGAACATCTCAGTTATTTTATCACTTACAATTGCTCTATTAATTTGAATATTAACATCTTTATTGATTTCAGCTTCAAGTGTGGCTATATTTTTATGAGCTACATTTGCATTTGCATCTAATGTTGATAGAGTTGCAGGATTGTTTTTAGTTTTATAGTTCTCTATAAACTCTTTTTTTTTCTTTATTTGGTCTTTTGTTAATTTTACAAACATTTAACTATTATTATCAACTACAAATTTCCTCTGTAAAATAATCTAAAACTCATTGTCTTAAATCATCCTCAGATATTTTTTTAAGTTCCTTTTCTATTTTTTTACGGATGTCTTCACTAGTGGTTCATCAATCTTCCCAATCTTCCTTTAAGTCCCAAATTAATCCTTCTAAACTTATATTAAGCATATTCTATTTCTTTAAAAAATATTTATTTAGTTTTTCTCAAGTTCTAAAATTAAAAAACTTTTGATTTGTTTTAGGATTATCAAGTCCTCATAATTCTTCTATATAAGGTCAAGTCTTTAGATAATCTAAATATCATCCTAACCCCTTAGGGGCACTTTCCTTTGACGTATATAGACAAACTTTTAATCATTGACCTTTAATTCCTAGAATTAAACTAAATAATGTTAAATCCTCCCAATCTCCTCCTAAAAAACAAACACAAGTAATACCGTCATTCTCTTTTAGATGAGAGGCTAGCACCTCTACTGTTAACTCTTCTCCTAAACTTCAATCTCTAGCTTCTGGGGAATGGCAGCCCTTACATCTTCAAGGGCAACCTGTAATGAGATAACTTAAACTAATCTCATTAGGTACTTCTTGTAAAGTTATTTGTTTACTTAAATATTTCATTACTTTATTCTTATACAAATATTCTTTTAAGTTCGTCGTTGAACTTTTCAGTAAAATGCCCCTCTAATATACTTCAATTTAAACAATGAGTAAGTTTTTGAAAAACATCTCAATCCCTCACTATTATTTCTTCTCAATTACTGCGTTCTGTTTCTGTTATCTCTATAACATATACTCATTTTATTTTTTCATCATAAGTTGACTTAAACTCCTGAACTACTTGTTTAATTTTTAATTTCATTTCTTTTCTAATATTATAAAATTATTCTCTCGTAAATATGTGTTTCTTATAAATCCTGTAGTTCTTGATTGTATCTCAGCATTGTATTTATGATAACCGTGAGTTTCTAACTTAAAAATCTCCCTCTCTTCTAGTTTCCCCTTTCTACTTCCTATAAAGGCGATTATATCTCACATCTCAGCTGTATTTCATACAAAGTCTTTTATTTCTTCCATTTTATATTATAATCAAAATAAACTAACATCCTTATTAATCAATGTTATAATAACATCATACTTATCAAACATTATTCAACCATATTCATAACCATTAGGTATATTTAAGTCTATCCAACCACCACCAACAACAGAACCCCAACAACTATTTAAACAAATTGTACGCTCAGTATTTCCTTTTCCATCAAAATTATAAGCACTAGAAGTTGAACCAAATAATACGCCTCTACTTGAAAGAGTAAGAGTTATAACTTTAACATCTTTTGTATCAATAGCTACAAATTCTCTCTCTATTTCAACATTTCATCTATTCTTTGTTAAATATTTCATTATTTTAATATTATTTCTTTAAAACATCGCCTCTAAGGTACTTGTTATAGGTTTTAGGTATAAGTATAGTCTAGGGCAACTAAGATGCCTTAGAAACGATTTTAATGGTGGTTTACACCCCTTTCTTCAATTCTTCCTTCCTTTGCTTGATAGTTTCAAGTATAGCTCTATTTAATTCCTTTTTTCAGGTCATAAAGTAAAACCCATACAATAACTTCTCTATATATTCTACTGATAGTTTATTTGAATGAAAACTCTCACTCATTTTATCAATAGCGAATATTACAAACTCTCTATCTCATTTTAAGTTTGCTTCAATTCTATTTTTGTAAATCTTTTTCATAAAAGTTCTACTCTTTCTCTTTAGCATCATCTCAGCTTTTAAGTAGGCTATTAGCCTAATATATATTGTTCTCATAATTAATTAGTTATTCCCATATTTTTAAATATTTTCTTATTCCTTTTTGCATCCCAAGCATCTAGTTGTCTCTTTAGTTCCTCCTCTTCTATTACTTCTCCAAAATTGATTGTAAACATTAATTCATTAATATTAACAGTCTTGTAATCGTTAGGATTTTTTTCAAATCTAACAGCAGTTTCCAATTTTTTAAATTGTTCTTGTATAAAAACAGTTCAATCTTCATTAATTTTTACTACAACATATAGTTTATCTTTATAATAAACTTCCATATTCTCCTTTATGAGAAACTTTCTAATATCTTTTGTATATTTGTCCATTGTTTTTTAATCTGTATAAAATTCTATAAATTTTCAATAATTAGGTAAATCGTCATAATTACCTTTTTGTAATAAAGCTTTAGAATACTTTCTAAACTTTCTATTAAATACCTTTCTTTGAAACTGTCTATAGCGTTGATGTTGTAGATGCCTAGACCAGCTTCTATAACCTCTACAGTCTCTACACCTACACATTCTTGGTTTAGGTTTCATATTTATATTTCTATTAATAATACCTCAAATCTAGGGTTATCTCTATCCTTCCCTCAAACTTTATAATTATTCTCTACTATGAAATTAAAATTATCATCTTCTATAACTCAATATTCAACCAAAGCATCTTGTAAGTATTTAGTTACAACAGCTCCCCGATTATCTAAATCACTCAACCTACTCCAATATAGTGTATATTCAGCTCTAATTGGAGGCTTAAGTACTTTTCATTCTATTTGAGAGGAAATAAGAACCTTAAACTCTTTCTTCATCTTATTATTTATAAGGTAATGGACATTCCTATACCAATTCATATTAAGTGAGATATTCTTACTCTTCTTAGTCTTGAACTTTTGAACCATGTATATCGGAGTTACTATTTTCATTTATAATTCTAAGTCAATATGATAAAATAAAGTAAGATACCTTAGATTTTCTTACCTTTTTATTCTTCTCAAAAGGTTTAAAATATTTGAAAAGCCATTTCTTATATTCTTTTTCTTTCTTTTCTGTTGTTGTAAAATCGTGATACCATTGAACTCAATGTTTATCAAGTCTTTTAATTGTATTATATGTAATAGAATATCAATTTAATTTCATTTGGTATTCTATACATTCCTTTAGGTGTTTTTCTGTAAATACTTTCATTTATTTATAAACTATTTAATAAGGCTTTCTTTGTTCTAAACACGTCTGTTATCGACCAGCTACCTTTTCTCCATTTTCAGCTAAAAAGATATGTTATTTCTGTAGTTGTAATAGAATAATGATTTAAGCATCTTTTTATATTCACTTCATAAATACTATCTTCTTGCACCTTATTGTGGTGCATATAGTAAACTGTATCACCCACATCATACAAAGTTTCAATTTCCATATTTACTTTTTAAATCTTACAATATTTAACCCTACATCTCTCTCTACTTCTCATCCTGTATAATTAATATGTCTATCAATTACTCTAGTTCTAACAATATTTCCCTCCATCTCTTGTATAATTACTCCTTCGTATAACTTATAATCATCTTCAACATACCAAATTTTTTTTCCAACTAAAGAAAAGTAACTTCCTTTAACTCCCCTTCTATTGTTCGCCGAAACTTGTCTAGCTGTAATTATGTTTCAGTTTTCATCTCTAAATGCCATTATACCTTTTTAGTTTTAAATAATCCCAATCTTTCACATTGTGTAGTTAAGCTACCTAACATATCAGAAAACAATATTAAATTATCAGCATTTCATTTAATTCTTTTCTTTTCATATAGGGAATTGATTGAAACACAATAACTAAATAACTCGTTAAATAGAATGGATGGATTTAAATTACACTTAGATTTTAAATAAGCATAATCTAGCCTAGCTGAACATCATTTCTCATCTTCACATCCTGCAGAATACAATCTAGCCATTGTATAGCTTATATATAATCAAGGGCTATAAGTTGGATTATTAAGTTCATCAAGATTAATAATCTTTTCTGTCTTAGGGTTTCTTTTAAGAATATGCCCTGCAAAGATATTATAATCCAATTCTGTCTTAACTAAATCTTTAGCCATAATAACATTTCAAACTCTACTTGACATTTTCTTGCCCGAAAGTTTAAGTAATCATAATCATATATGTTTTATATTAAATATTTTACCTAATAATTCAAAGTGTTGATTTTGTTCACTACCTGTTAGATATAAGGTTTTCTTGTTTAATAATTCTGCCAAGGCAGCATCCTGATAAAAATAAGAACTACTTCCATCTTTCTTAGTTCATACAATCTTATTTCAATCTATATTAAATACTTTAGTTCATTCATATTTATCATTTCAAGCTTGAAGCCTTCAATTATAAACCATGTTTGAAGCAAAGTAGGTATTGTGAAGTTTATATTTAAACTTATGTATTAAATTAAAATATTCTTCTAAGTATTTTTCATTAGTTCATTGTAAAGTGTCCCCCATTAATGCAATCGTTTTCTCTGTAATTCACAGCTTTTGAAATGCTTTAGCTGTAACTAAGTTAGCTAAATGTCAAGCATGAAGACTTTTATTTATATTTGGGGAAAATCCATCCATATAAGCAAATTGTTCTGGTTGCTTGAATAAGTTAAAAATGTTTCAATCTTCTCAAATTAGAATATTTGTATATTTTCCACTCTCTTCTACTTTAAGGTTATGAAAATTAATAAATTCCTCTATTTCTTTATTAGGTTTACTGTATACAGCTAATCAGAATGTACTTATTCCAATTTTCTTAGGAATAGGGTGTAACTTGTTTATATCTAATTTCATTCTTAATATTTACTTAATAAGTATTTTTGTAAGGAAATTGCACTTTCTATAGCCTTCTCTGGATTAGGAAACTTTTCAATATCATTCTGTTCTAGAATAACTCTAGCATTAGAATAAGTATTATCTGGTATTGCGGTATTTATTTCTAGTCTCATAGGATTATATTTAAAAATTAAATCTATATTTGGGGGAAGTAATCAATCTCTCTTGATAAACTTCTCTAATAATGAGTTTATCTCATCTGTAGTCCATAACTTCAACGGATACTCATACGCTCAAGTATGATGTAACCATACAGCATATATTCATCATATAGTATAACCTTTCTGGCGAAAGTATTCCGCATAAAGAGAAAGCTGTAGAGCTACCTTCTTTAGTTTACTATATGGTTTTCTATATTTATTTGGAAGATTAAATCTTTCCTTAGCTATTCACCAAGTCTTCCAATCATACAACCAAACCGTTTTAGTGTCCTCGTCTATTTGAACTAAATCTATAGTTCATTGAAAGCGGTTATTTTTATCCCTTATAACCTTTTCGGCGATATAGGTGTAGCCTTCTTCTTTTAGTTGGGAAATATATTTAATTCCAAAATCAGTTTCAGGGCTATCTATACACCAATCATTAGCATTTCATAGGATATAGTTCTCCATATGGGAATGGATTGTTGTTCATACTTCTTGAGCCTCTTTTATATATAAGGCTTCTAAAGCTACCATATGACCTATATTGTAGTTCAATCATACAAACTCAGGGTATTCAGCTATTAAATCTCTAGCCTTTTGATTATCAAAGTCTCAGGAAAACTCTATAATTGGAGAAAGAGACTTATATACCCATTCAATATATCTCTTTTTATCTTCTCCTTTAAATGGAAAAAGAAAACTAACAACATTACTAACCCTCTCTATTCATTTAATATAACCTTCTGGTAGTTTATCGCTCATATTCTATTAACTCATTAACATATAATATCAATCTTCCCCTTTCTCTATCTCTTCCTTAGAAGCCCAAGTATACATAATCTTACTATCACTATGGGTGATTATTTCACCATTCTCTTTTTTATATGTTCTCATATATATAACTGCTTTATTTATTAAATTCTACTCCAATGTACATCTTCATTAGGTCAAATAGGTTGTAATAACCACTTCTTAACCTTCCATCCTAAGCTTCAATATTTTGCATTCAATATAAAGTATCTGTATAATGTATAAATATATCTAGGATTGTTTCCTATAGCTTTATTTCATTTTATACTTCTATAATAATACTTTATAAAGTCTTCCATTACTCAACATTAAGAATTAAAGGTACTCAATTTCCAAACTCTAAATTATCACAATATATTATATGTCACTTGTCAATTATATGGGGAACAGCTGTATGTCATACAACTTGTATTAAACTCCCTAATACAAACTCATCCTTCTCAGTTTCTTCTCTTCAAGCCCAAACAGGGCTACCAAATTTAGTACAACCTCATCTTTCAAATCATACTTGACTTAAACAATCAGGAATAGCATTTAATTCTTCTTCAAACCATCAAGCTAGGAAGTTCTCATTTATCCATCAATCTGTAAAGCCTGCATGTGAAAATACATAATCTCATTCCAAATGGACTACCTTAAATAGGTTCTTATTTGGATTATATATATTATACAAAGTCTTTGCAATTCTATGTCTATATCAACTACATCTAAACTTCTTGTCAATATATTGTAAGTCATGGTTTCCCCATAAAAGGATAGTATTCTCTATATTCTCTTTCTTGTATTTAATAATCTCTTGTAGATTACTCACCATCTCATCATCTGGAACGCCAAAACTATCAACATAGTCTCCTAAAAAAATAACCTTGTCAAATTCATATTTCTTAACAAGGTCTTTCCAGATATTTAGTCAATGGAGGTCTCATATAATTAAAAGCTTTTCCATATTATTGCTTTAAGAAATAAATATCTGCATCATAGTCCACTTCAATTGCTTTCTTTTTAGACTTATAAGTATTCTCTAATCCCTCCGTTTGTTTAAAAAAATCTCCTAATCTTCTATAGATAGCTATATCTGTCCGATATATTTTATCATCATATTCTATTTTTAATAACCATAATCTCCAGTTCTTTGAAAGCCATAAAAATAAAATCTTAATTCTTACAAGTATTTTCATATATACTTTTTATTAAATAAGTTTAGTCATACGAGTATTTTCATATAACTAAATCAAATCATAGAAAATATCTATAAGGAAAGTTAAATCTAATTTCCAAATATTTCATCCTTCCTTTTGAAATATGTTGGTATCTCCAACATAAAAAAGCTATATCCAATCTTCACCACTCTTCTGTTACTTTTTTTATTAATTTCATATTATTTATTTTTAGTAATTTTAAAGTCAATACTTATTTTAGGAATTAGATTTAATCTAATCTCAATAGATTGTTTAATTCATTGTTCATTAAACTCTCTTCGGTCATCATATCTCCAACAAATGAAGGCAACGCCCATACTATCCCAAATTCAATTTACTCTTTTTATTAGCTTCATAATTCTTCTATTAAATAAATACTATACCCCATATGGTTGAATTGCTTTCAAGGTTTTTTTATCTTAAAAGTCCTAACATAATAATCAAATTCTATTTTTGATAGGAAAACTTCTTTACTTTTCTCGGGTCTTAAAAGTTTAACCATTGAGCTAATCCTTGCTATTTTATCCATATTTAATTCTTTAATTTTATTTGGTGGCGAGCTGTGGAGTTGAACCACATCCTACAGCTTATGAGACTGTTATGCTACCGTTACAATAGCTCGCTAAATAAAGAGAAGTAAATTACTGTATACATACCCCTTCCAATTTCCTTACATTCCGTCTCTAAAATATAGAGGGGCAGAGTTTCTCGGTCAACTAACTTTCGGGTGAGGAGAGGTTAGCCTATTTCGGGGTGGTAATTTACTATAGAATGTTTCCACTCTAAATTCTCTACCTACTTTTGTAGGATTTTCGCCTTTCACAGTAGGCTAGATTAGATTACTCTAATCCTTATCTTTACGCTGCTATCCTTGTTAGGGGTGTAATAGAAACGCATATTGCTCATGGAGATTAATCCAACTATTGCACGGAAGTTGCCAGTCTCCTAAATTCTATTAGCAATATATTTTCTTTTAATTGGAGCTCCCTATCAGACTTGAACTGATAACCTTTCGCTTACAAGGCGAACGCTCTACTCCATTGAGCTAAGAGAGCGAATGGAGGAGTTTGATTAGTTATAGTGCAATCCCTCTCCCCTGAAACACTATTGGGTGAAGAGAGGACTATTACAGCAATAGGATTTACCTTTTAAACCAACCTCTCTTATCTTCCCAATTATTCTAATGAACTCGTTACAATATTTGTAACCTCTTCGTAACTATCCCAACTTGGCTCAGAGATTATACTATCTACTCATTCTTCTTCTAAGGCTGCTAGCTTTCAGTTATCGTATACAAGTTGAATATATTCACTTACATCAATTTCTATTTTCATATTACTTATTTAAAAAGGTATATCCTCAGCTAAAAGTTCTTCTCATTTATCTTCTACCTTAACTGTTGTTTTTGGTTCTTGTATTTCAACCATCTTCTCATACAACGCCTTGTTGTCAAGGGCTGAAAATTCAAAGGCAGTTTGAGCCCAATTTCAATCTTCTAGCTTCACAGAAGCTGTTGGATAACTTCTTTTATTCAAGTACAAGCTTATACTTAGTACTATGCCTATATTAACAAGTAAAGCATTAAGTAGGTCTTTAGATGCGTTAGTAATAGTACTTTCTACCACACACATTTCATCTCCATCCTCTAAAAATGCTTTAAATCAGTATATGTCACCCATATTACCCTTAGCTGGAGTAAAGGTTGGATTTATCTTAATTAACTTTCATTTAACTTGACTATAAGTCTCAGCTGTTTCCTTGAAATCAGCACCCAGTACTGTAAATACTGGGCTGATATTTGTTTCTCAAGGTGTAGCTGTTAGTTTCAGGTTAATAAAGTTCTTATCATCGTTCTTTCAATTTCCTAACATTTATTTTTTGGGATTAATCAGTTATAACTAAGTTACTTGTTTTAAGGTATCTTCCTTCATCGTCTACTAGTTCTAATTGGTCTTTAATTCCGTTAGAAACTTCTCTACTTATTTTTAAGTCTAAGTCTTGTTTATTACCTTTGTAAACCTCTCCTATTGCTTCCATTGTTCTAGCTCCAAAGTTAGCGAAATGTAGGAATTTTACTATATCCTCTTTTGAAAGAGTAATAGTTACTTTTTCTGCATTTTTTACTTCGTTTATTGATTTTATATTTACCATCTTTTACTATTTATAAATTAAAAATATATTTTGCTTGACTTTGTAGTTTTTCTACAGGCACTAGCAATCCTTTGGTTCTTCAACCGTCACCTCATTGTTCTACAACTCTAAATCCTCTAGAGGTGTTAGACTTGTTATCTCTACATTTTCCTATCTTATCACTTACCCGCTCTTTAAATTTATCTCATTCTAAGAGATTTAGTGTTATTCCGTCGGTGTGAGCCCAATATTCTAAATGTACCGTCTCTTCTCTAAATATTCAAGAAGGCTTTCAGTTACTTTCAAATTCAATATAAAAGTTACCACTATATTGTGCATACTCATCAAATTTGACCTCAATTCACTTTTCTATAATTAACAAATCCATCTCTTTATTTTGTGGATTTTTTAGTAAGCTAAATCACTTAGTGTTAAGTAATTCTCTTACTACCTCTTCCATTTCTTCTCCCTTTTTTAAATCTTCTCTAAAGTTTCCCATTAAGCGTTTTCTATTATATCAGCTAATTCTTTGACAGCTACGGTTCAATTTAGCTTTCTACACTTATTTGTAGGACTAAACCGTTCAAAGTCTTTTTTTCTTGATATAACTTGTTTATCATCAAGTTTCCTTTGTTGTAACCTTTCATCTTGAACTTTCTTACTTATTTCTAAGTAATAAGTAACTACTTCTACTCAAATATCACTAAAGTATCGAAGTACTTGATTTCTCCCAATAGGGTCAAGTATCAATACTACCTTTCAATTCGGTAGAAATTTACTTATTCAATACCAGTTTTTACAGTACTGAACATGTTCAAGAAAATCTCAATTTCTTAGCTTCTTAAGGAAATTACTTTTATTGAGGAATATATATTCTCCAAACTCTTTAGAGTTGTAATCTCAGTCCTCATCTATTGAGGAATAGTTTTTGCTTCTAGGAGACCTAGTAGTAAAATTTATAGGGCTTTCATATCATCTTCTTGTTAACTCTTCTTGTAAGGTTGTCTTACCGCTACAGCTAACTCAGGTGATAACAATAACTTTATCCATTTATTATTTTCGTTTTAACCTTTCCCTTTACCCTACATACAGTATATTCAGGATTTACTCTTTGTCAAAACTTTTTTAGACTTTTTTATTTTTTCCTTAAATTAATAGCATAATCTTCTCTTGCCTCGTCTTCTGAGTTTCCAAATCAAGCAATACTTTCTTGTAGATTAATAAAATCCGAGCCATGACAGAAGATTTTATCTCAGTCTTCTTTATATGAAAGTTGCCCAAAATCTGAGTTATTTAATATAATACAATATTTACATCTATCATGCCCATTAGGAACAATATTTCAACAATCTTTACAATTATCTCTCATTCTCTTAAATTAATTACTTAAAAAACTCATTTATTTTCTCCTCTATCATATCCCAACTAGCTAACCAAGGCTTATCTGTAATATCTATATGTAAATAGTTTGCAAGACCAAATGTCGCTCTTCAAGTTACTCCTGAAATTGAAAACTCTCAATTATAATAACTTCCTCAGTTTCTCTTAATTTCCTCTATTCACCTAGATACCTTCTCTTTAGTTGTTTTTATTTTATATATCATATTTCCTTAAGTTAATCATTTAAAGCCTCAAACTTCTTCTAGATTATCCTCTGCCATCCTAAAGGTGGAGGTTTGATAATCTATATCAAGTATATAATTCACATTTGCCTTTCAATACTTATTCTTACTAATTGTAAGGTACTTCTCTCAGTCTTTCGCCCAAAGGGTAAAGATTACATCACTACTAGCAAATAAGGCTCAACTTCATTTAGGTAAAGCATCACCTCAAGCAAACCTACCTTCATTAGCTACTTGACTTAAAGGAAATATAGTAGTTCCTGTAAATATAGCTAGCTTCTGTAAGGTTAGGGCGATATTAGTCATCTTCTCATACTCTCAACCTTTCTCCTCTATATTCTGGACAAAGTCTATAAAGGCTACTTCGGGTTTTTCGTTCTTAATAGATTGTACAATCTTATCTAAGGAGCGTACATCATCATGTATTTCTATACATTTCTCAAGTTCAGTTAAATCTAAATCTTTCAAGCCTTCCATGGTTTTCCCTCTATTCCGTCAGTATATAGACTGGATAATCTCTAGAAACAACATCCCAGTATCAACTTCTAAGGAATAGAAATGTATTCTCTTTTTAAGCTTAATCATATTTTTTAGTAAGGAGTAGGCAAATCTTGTCTTACCCACATTACTATAAGCCATAATCATATAAACCTTTCATCTTATAACTCCATCCGTATACTTATCTAGTGGCTCGTATCAGGAAGGGAAACCTAAATGTCAATCATTCTCTTCGTATAATGCTTTGTACTCTAAAGCTTTTACTCTAGCTAACTCTAAGTTACCTAAAGGTTTCTCACTTTCAGTAAATATTATAGTTAGTATCTCTTCTCAAAGTCAATAGTTAACTAATACATCATTAATGTCCTTCATTCAATAAGGTTCTAACCTAAACAAATTATAATGCAATCATAACTTATTAAACTTCTCTATTGTTACTTTCCCTGCATCATCATTATCAGGCACAAAGTATATTTCAAACTCATTAGACAAGTCTTTAATCATTTGTATTTGACCATCATTCTTAGCGTTTACAAGACCTACAACATTAGTTGTATATTGCCTTAAGCTTAAATAATCTGTCATTCATTCAACAACAATTAAAGCCTTCTTAGAATAATCTAACTTATGGATAAATAAGCCATCACTATCTGTGGAGGCTTCTACATAATATCTATTTCATTCACCTATATTTCTACTTTGTAGAGAGGTTATATTCTCTCTACCAGTACATATTTGAATACAAATATTATTCTTATAACTTCTACACCAATCGTATTTATATATACCTCTAGAGGAAAGGTATTCTATTTGTTCCTCATTAAGGGGCTTAAATTTATTCCGTTTATTCGTAAGAGGTGAACCTCTTGTTTCATTACCTCATTTATCTCATTTAATTCAGAAAGTTTCTTCTACCCAATTCAAGGCTTCGTGAGTAGAAACTCCTAAGTAGGAGGCTATAAACTTTAATCTATCACCTTCTGCTCTTCATTTATTACTAAAGTCTTTAAACTCTCAATCTATTGAGGCCTTCCATCAACCTGTAGACTTATTGCCCTCATAAAGAGAAAAAGTACTTCATTTCTTAGAGAATTTTATTTGTAAAGCTCCAAGTATTTCGGCGACATCCTTCTGGTTTAATTGTTCTATTGTTGTTTTTCCCATAGATTATAAGTATTTTGTTCTATTATTAATTTCAAGTACTTCTACGCTTTTTATTGTATGGATTTCTCAGTTATCCACATAAGGTAAAAAGTCTCATATAAGGTCATTAATCCAATCTTCTCAATATTCTTTAACTCTTTCTTCTCATTCTTCTTTTATCCATTTATCCATTATTTCATCCTTAGCTTCTTTAGGGATTAATTCCCAAATTTTTCCTTCAATATCTTCATCATATGAAGTATTAACCTTAGCTATTGCTTCAATTATTATTTGGTCTTGTTTAGGTATTACTCAGTCTTTATAACGAGTAATCTTAGTAACATAATCTCCATCATTCCAATCTGCTGTCACAATCAAAACTTTTTCTAACATATTCTATATATTAATAAATAAATTATTTAGCTTCCTAACACTAGTATATTCTTAATCTACTTCTTGTCAAACTTTTGATTAAAGTTCTACTTGACTTTACTAAATATTGATTAACATAAACTTTCTAATTCAGTTTACTTGTGTTAGGAAGCTGAATAAAGAGAACCTATGGGTATAATAGTTACCATCAGGTTTCCTTTGTTCTATCTCCTTAAAATAATTCTGTAGTCCAACATTGAACTCTTCCTTAGTAAATTCAGACTTTAATTTCCCCCAAGCCTCTTTAATTTTCCTAATAGTTAAACTTTTAGGATTATCTAGATTAACCTTAGGTAATTTAAACTTAGAACTATAAGAGTTCCATAGAACTATTATATCATCTGCACCAACATCTTTAAGGTCTGTTTGTCCTCGTAAAGAAGAAAGTAACCATTCTAACTCTTTAATCAATTCCCCCTTTTTTTCTTTTACTTGGGCAACAGAAATAGATATATATTTAATATTATTATTAATATTACTATTGTCACGCCGTTCGGCGATACTTACCATCCTATTGGGCGATACCTGCCCTCCTTTTGGGGATGGCGGTCATCCTACACAATATTCCTCTACCTTATCAGTAGGAGCAAAGTATGATTTATTCCCCTGTGTTATGCGGTCTAGAAAGTCTAGATTAACTAATTTACTAATATGTTTTCTCATACTATTTTCATTAGAAATCCCAAGAGTTGGTAAGTCTGATATTATTTTTCCCATATTAATCCAATAATATTTCCTTCCGTCAACTATAATATCTTTCGCCCAAGTATGAGCTCTAATTATATAGTCTAATAATATTCAATCAATAACTGATAATCAGAACTGAGCAAGGTGAGCTTGACTTAGATTTATATATTGTTGCATTCTAATAACTTATTAATAATAATATCAAGTCTCTTTATTTCTTCCTTACACTCTGTAATTTGCTCTGGCTCTTCCATGGATATATAATGAAGTAAATCATAGCTATACGCTAATCTTTCCTTTATATACCCCTTTTGTATTTCACTTAAATTATTCATAATTAACTATTTAAAAAATTATCAACATATTTCTAATCTACTATTTGTCAAGCATTTGACTAAATAGCTAGAAAGACCCGTAAAAAACTTGAAGACAGGGCAACTTTAATTCTAACCTCCACATTTTGCAAACTTGGTCTCTATCGTCAAATACTCCTCATATATTATACTTCCCCTCTATCTCATTCTCAAATATTTCCTTCTTAACTATACTATCCTTCCTAGTATCTCAAGCCTTCCTCATATAAAGGTCACTATAAGGCACTCAGAAGGCTTTTAACCATCTAATGGTATCACCCCTACAGCTATCCTCTCTTCAACTCACTACGATGATATTATTAGTGAAAGCTAAGTCTTTAGCTATATTAATAATATACTGGTTAGGCTTATCTTCATAAACCTTAGAGTAATCGTATGGGCTTCTATTATTATCCATCTGGGCTAATGTACAGTCAATGTCAAATATATAAGCATTTAGTAAATCTTCCGTTTGTTCTCTGTAAGAGGCGAATACTGGAACATTACCTCAATTACCATGGAGTTTAATCATCTTATCTATAACCTTAACTCCTACCTTCCTCTCTCTAAGGCTATCTCTCTCTATAGCTTCATCTCTACTACAGTAAAAGTCTTTAACTTCAAACTCATAATTATAGGTTTTAGCTAGTCCCTTATAAAAGAAAAGATGGGTATTAAAGGCTCATAAATGAGTATTGTCAACCACTATAAGCTCTCTTCATTCCCCCATAGCCTTCTCTACTCATTTTCTCTCTTCACTTATAACTCTCTTTTCGGCGGACTTACTCCAAGTTTCGGGGGTAATTCCAAGTCTGTCTCTTATAGCGTCTTTATTAAATATTTTCGCTCAATCCTTTTTTTTCTTTATTTGGGCGAAGCTACTCTTTCAGCTGCAAGGAATGCCTCTCAAAGCTATTATTTTGTTCATTCTGGTAATTTTTTAAAAGGTAAAATAGGTTGTGTTTCATCTAAAAAAGCCTTATATGTAGCATAATCTAAATCTTCATTAATCACTACAACTTCTTCTTTCTTATTTAATTGGGGAGCATTACTAAATGCAACACTCTCCTTATTCCCCTCAATAATATCAATAGCTATTCTAGCTGCCCTCCTCCCTATAAGAGACTTTAATTGCCTAAAGCTAATTATTCATTTCTTTTGTATTTCCCAGATTTCTTCGGTAATAATATCATACTGAACTCTTCAAATTATTTGATTAATATCAGTTTTTAATATTTTTCTATCTAGAGTTTCCTCTACTTTATTTATAATTTTCTTTACTCTTGCTAAATTACAAAAGTTAGTAGCAAGCCCCATCTCAATATCTCATTTTTTATGATTACCAAAGACAATAGCATTACTTTCTTTAAAGTCATCACCAACTATTTTAGCGTAGCAAGTATCTCAGAATTTATTAGTAAAATCTAAGTTTTTAATTACTATTCCTTCCCCTCAGTCTTTCTTATCTCATTTAAGCCAAGTCTTCCCTATTAAGAAGGTAAGCTCTTTAATAGTAGGATTATTAATTAACCCTATAAGATGAGGTTTCTTAATTCAATATTTAGAAGCTAAATTATCAACTTCTAAGGTTGATAATAATTCTCCATCTTGCTCTATATCAAATAAGTAAAAATGATTATATGCTTCTGGTAAATAATTAGTAATAGTATGAGGAACTAACCATTCACCATATAGTCTTATATCTCATTCTAAGCCCCCTAGGAGAGCTTTTATGCCTGTATGGGTAGTAATATAGTCTACAGCTCATCTAAAGCCATCCTTAGTCACCTCTTGACTTCTACTTCAAACTCTAATCTCTCAGTCTTCCATCCAAACTGAAAGATTACATCAATCTATTTTTTCTTGAATACTACAAATTCCTTTCAATATTCAATCAGTTTCTTCTCTAGGTTTTCACTCATTATCTAATAATGAATATATCCTATTATATCTTTTAAATTTATTCATCGTCATTAATGTTAATATTACTATAATCTCTCATGTAAGAGAATTGTCCCGTAAATGAATTATTAGGTATAAGGCAGTTATTTCTTAGCTCAACTAACGTATCAGAGAAGGTGTTTGGAATTAATCCAACTACTTCACCAGTATCTCCTTCTACTGTTAATGAATTTTCATATTCACATAATCTCCTTAAGTCATTTCATATAATTCTTCATTCAAGTGAAATTAGTAAGTTATTTATTATTGTAACTTTTTCTTCACTATTAATATCTTTAATAAAGTCAATAATCATTTCTGTTGAAAATCTAGGTATTCTTACTAACTCAGAACTTCTTCAAGAATAATTATTACTAAATTCATCATTATCAAATTGATTAATATAATCTTTAATTTCACCAAACTTAGCTTTATTGAAGCTATGTTCATTAAAAAGATTAAGTAGTAGATTAATATTTTTAAAGATTAATCTTTGATTAATTAATCTAAATTTCTTTAACTCTTCTTTGAATGAGTTAAATCTACTGCAAACATTTCTTAAATTCCATCAATTACATATTGATGAATAGCCAAATACAGCTTCACTTCAATGTTGGTTAATTAATCGTATAATTCCCTCATGGTCAAGTAAGTCAACATTAGAATTATGAAATAAACTAGGAATTACCACCTCTTGTCATCTTAAATCCTTTATTAGGAATTTAAAAAAGTCAATAGCCTCCAAGGGTTCTCTCCTATATAACTCCCCATTTTCAATTTCCCTACAAAGCTCATAAGCTTTACCATTAAAGATATATTCATTAGGAATACATCTAATCTCAGTTGATAAAGGTTTTCATCCTTCTATGGCTGGTGATTTAATTACTGGACTATATTTAGGTTTATCATAGCTTAAACTATAATTAGTAATATTAAATCCATTTCCCCTAATAATATTAATCCATTCTCCATTAGTGACCTTATGGTCATAAAATCCCCAGAGTTGGTGAGCTAGTAATAATCTCTCTTTAGAACCTTTACTTAATCCATCAAAATTATCTTTAATAAAGCTTAATACTCACTTTAATAATCTATTTCTTCTAAAAGAAGAGGTTTCAAATAGATGGAGATGAGTTCAGGTGAATTGAGGTCTACCTCAATTTAATTTCAAATTAAATCTTTCTCTTTTATCTTTTAAATAATCAGAAATTCTATTAAATTCCTTTTTATCTAATCCTATAGGCATGAAATTAAACTCAATAGTACTTCTATAATATTCTTCACTCATTTTAATTCATTCTTCATTAAATGAATTAAAGCTCAATCATAGACAGTCTTTTATATCATAAAAACTCTCACCGTTAGAATGAAGCTCTACTTCTATTCATACTTTCATATTTTATTTTATTATTTATTAAAGATAATTTTGAAAGCTTCATAGAACTCTCATTCTATTCTTTCCATAATACATTGGTATTTTTTATATTCATCCATAATTTTAAAATTATAATACCATTCTACAAAAGCCCGTTTTGCATTAATCTCGGTTGGGAGCTTCGTCTCCCATACATTCTCAAGAAAATCCCATATAATCCAATACATGTCAGAAGCCTTATACTCTTCAAATAAGTATGAAACTTCGTTTCTAATCTTTTCCTTTTCTTTTTCATATTCATCTACTTTACTCTTGTCCTTTTTAGGGGGAGTATACTTATAACTTCGTGAGAGATAATCCCACTTCCAACCTTCCCCATAATAGGTTCTAGTAGTTATTGCATTCTTCCTCTTCTGTATTCAAGAAGTATATAAATAAAATGTTTTCTTATTAAAACTTTTAAAGGTATTTTCTAAGATTACCCCCTTATAGGAAAGCACTATATGTCCTGTATTTTCATACCCTGAATGGGTATTATAGTTATAAATACCATTTATAGTATTATTGGTGGTATTTATATCTATATAACTTTCTCTACTACCATCAGTATAGAATAATATTTTATCCTCAATTCTAGATTTAATTATAATTATTCAAAAATCTTCCTTATAGGTTTCTGAAAGCTCTTTGAGAATGATTGGTATATCATTCAAACAGGAAGCTTTTTCTTCCAAGTAAGAAAGAAGTGTTTCTGTATCAGTTTCCTTTCAATAAATATTTTTATATGCTTTATAAAAGTTTCTAATAGTTCAATTTTGAACTAAAATAAAGCTCTCCCCCTCAAAAGGGTGGACATTATCTAAACATATAGCTCCTACAGAGGCTTTTCTATGGTGGAGTATATAAATACTATCTTCTTCAATACAATTCTTTATATAAGAAAGATAATTTTTAAGCTTCTTATATAAAGCTCTATAATAACACTTAGGGGTTATTACCCCCATTCATTCTAATCATCTATCTACTTGGTTAGTTAAAGCTTCTGCAAGCCTCTTTTTTCATCTAACGATGGCAATTCAGCAAATAATATATATAATTAATAAATAATACTCCTACATAATCTTTTTTCTCAATTATATAAAAGCCAATATAAAATAGTATATTGAACTATTTCCGATTATAAAATAGTCTCTCTCAATCAATATGAGAAAAGTAATTCTCACAACAATCTTCTGTATCTCAGGCTATTTCATATACTTCTATTTCTTTTCATTTTAGAGTTACTGTCTTAACTCTATTGTAATGATTGTAAGAAGAATTAGGATTATATCCTTCTAATCCATCTAAGGGTCATTCAACTCCTATTTCTGGAACTTCAAACAATTCTACAAGTAAATATTTATTACTTTCCGCTGAAAGTTTAACTTTAGGGAAGCCGCAATCTCAGACTTTGTCAAATCTAATATAGTCATCTCCTATATACTCACCTTTTGCCCTTTCCATTACAGAATAGTTACCTTCACTTCTCTTTAGAGTACCATATACTCAAATTATTTTACCCATTTATTTATAATTAAAAATTAAATTCATCCAAATATTCCCCGAAAGCCTTAGAAGAATTAGTTAATCCCTCTTCTTTTAGAAGGGAAACGATAATTTCCACATTCCTTAGAATTATACCTTTATCTTCTTGAGAGACTTTTATACCCTCACAATCTTCAATTGGTATATCAGTCACTCAATCCTCATATTTAGTTCATTTAAGTATAGAATGATTACCCTCATTCCGTTGTCAATATCCTTTAGTATCTCATCTTTTTGAGTAGGTTTCAATTTTATTGGAAACTTTTTCAAATTTAATTTTCTTTTTTGCTGCCAATAGTACTCATTGGTAATACCCTAATAATCTCCCATCAATAACATTATTACATCTAAATTCAAAAGAGCCAACACTATTACAAGTCACACATAATCCCTTAGAGTTATCTTCTACATCTCTATAATCTTCAAATCTGTGCATCCTATTTTGTCTATTATAAAAACTTCAATTATAAAGCTTCATAAAAAATGGGCAATTAATTAAAAGTGAATTGAATTTATTAATACTAGTATCTTCAAATATATCAAAATCTCAAAATACATGAAAATGTACTCCTCAACTATTATGACCGTTAGCTCATAATGGAAACTTATCTTTATAATATTCTTGACATTTCTTATAAACCTTAGAAATTGTTTTCTTGTCTCTAAGGTGAAGGTCTCTTAGTTCCATAATATTAGAACTTTCCCTTATTCTATTAGAATGTAGTCACTCTATTTCTTTTTCGTAAAAGGTTAATCCTATTTCTAACTCTATTGCAAAAGAGCAATCCTTAGATTTATTAAATATTAAATCCTCTTGGTAATCCCTAAATTTTCCCATATTCTTTATTATTATTAAATAAATCTCTCAAACACTTAGTTATAATATCTAAATCCTCCAAATAGAACTTTCATTCTACTTTTTTAGAATTATTCAATACAATATAATTAGGTATATTTCTAACCTCATTAGAATGAACTAAGGAAGTATTCTTTAATCCATTCCATTGAATGGCTATTATTCTATTCTGTCAGTTAACTAATACTGAATTAGAATTATTAGTTTCCCCAAAAGGATAATGATGATAGAGAAGCCTTAGGCTATCTTCATATCAAATTTCCAAGGTTATTGGAGGTGAAACCTTTTCTGCATTAGTTTCCTTAATAATATTATTAAATGTTCTTTTAATAATATTATTATTAATTTTATTAACCCCTCATTTAGGGTTATTCCATTCTCAACGAATGGTTAAGGTAATAGTATTATTACCTATTAATTCATAAGCGTATTCGTTTCATACCTTATACTCAGTATGAATACAACATCCCCTATTGACTAACGGTTTAATCTTTGCAAGTAGTTCCCATTTTCTTTTCATATTTTAGCTTTTTAATTAAAGTAAATTACTTTCATATTCTTCTTTTAAGGCTTTATTATAAGCTTCAATAGCTTCTTCTTTTATAGAAAACCCTTGTACTTTACAAGCAATACTTGTTCTACAAAACCCTAATTCTTGTTCCATCAAGGTATTATTAACTTTTTTAAGATATAAATGTAGTCTATTATCTCTAAAATTTATATCTAAACCCTCAATTCCATAGCTTTTTTCACTCCAAACACTTCATCTTTCCATATCTCTAGGTAGACTATAATACCAAAGTGTTCTTTCTTTATCAAGGTTGTACTTTTTAACAGCCTCTTCACAAGCTTTACATTTTTCCATATTTAATATATTTTATATTTATAAATAACCTGAACAAATAACCTCCTTAGGTCTAGGACAAAATCCCCGTCAAGAGACTTTATTAAACTCATGTCACATTCCAGCTTCTTTACACTTTTTAACTTCTTTAATTATGTCTTCATTAGACATATTATAGAATGTACAATCTTTTCAACAACTAGTTAATGTAGCTATTAATATAGCTAGTATTATTATTTTTTTCATATTTATTTAAAAGTTAAATCTTAAAATTGTTCTAGATATATTCTTAGCTCAATAGAACTTAGTTCATCATCTCCATAGCTTATAACATTGGTCTATTTGCCATTTCCAATCTGTATAAAATCTCTTATTTTCAGTTTTACTAGGATGATAATAATTACTTATTTGACAAAATCCAAAGTCCCAATAAGTGCCTGCTGGTCTCCAGTATCATTCTATAGTATCTGCTGGTCTCCAATAACTAGAATTACTTCTTGTTCTAATATTCCAAGCACTATTCTCAGCTTCTAGTAACCCTACGAACTCCTTAGAGGCACTATTAGTTCCTGAACTTCTATACATAACTTTATCATTCAAACCTAGTGAGAACGCATAGTTAATATACTCATGGCGGTAATCATCTACTCTATACCCCTTTTTAGTCACTCTACCGGACTTTAATACCTTTTGGGTACTAACAGTCCCTAAAGACTTTAACCTTGCTCTAAGGACTAAATTCTCAGCCCCTAATATTGTAATCTTGGTTCTTAACCTTAGAATTTCTCCTCCAGCTAGAGAGAAAGGAATACATTTATTAGTATAATCAATCTTAACTTCTTCGGCGGAAGCCTTGGGGACTGAGAAAACTAACATTGTTGTTAGAGTGAAAATGAATAAAACTACTATTACTCCCATTATTAACTCCATTATCTCAATTGTTTTTTTAGAAACCATATACTTTTAAATTATTTATTAAAATTATTTCAAAACTCTTGATATACCCTTATTTCAGGTATAAGTAAGTCTTGTATAAGATTTGTGCCACTCTGTAATACAACACTTAGTGTAATAAATAAAAGCATCACTCCTATTACTCAACATCAAACCCTGTATGTCTCTTTATCATGACTATTAAAGTCTTTAGACTTTTTCCATATAACCCTATATAGGATTATTATTCCTAGACTTAATAGAATTGTTGCCACTAAGGTAATAGTATCAGTTACTATAAGGTAATTTATATATCTACCAAGTAAATCTAAAGCATAATCTTTAGTCATAGTCAACCCCTCCGATATTTTCGGCAAGACTTGGGTTGTAAAGTCATTATATATTTTATCAAATTCCATAGTTAAATTATTTTACATAAATAAAATCTACTCTCATTGTTATTCTGATATACTATAGCTTCGTCAATAGTACAATCCCTTTTGTAAAGCTCATCTAAGCTTATTATTGTAACCATTTTAACATAATCTTATAAAATTAAATATTAAACTTCCCCCCTTTCGTACTCCCTCAATTTTCTCTCAGTATAAGTTAGAGATTTTGCTACTCAACAGTAGCTCTCCAATTCATCTAATTGTTCATTTGTTAGTCCTTCCATCTTTTTATTTTATTAATTAATAATTTCCTTAATCCTCTCCTTAAAGAAGTATTTCATATTCTTCTTAACCTCCTTTTAGGGGGATTAATTATATAATCCCAATCTTTGAGGGTTAGTAATTCCCCCCAACAAGTGCGTTGCCGAAAATAACCCCAATCAGCCATTTTTCAAAAGTAGATACCTCTTGGACTATCTATATCCCATGTTCCATTAGGCTTTCCTTTAAGCCATTTAATATAGTTTCCCCATAAGGGATTATCTATATCTTTCTTAATACAGAAGTACTCCTTAGGTAACCTCTGTAAGATATAGTACAGACTTCTATGTAAATCATAATCTTTATGGTTTTCCTTGAATATTTGTCTTCCTATTTTATAGGAGGTTGTTTCTCTTCCATAAGCAGGAACTTCTTGTATTATATGCTTGACTATTAATCACATCTATTGACTTGTTAAGAAATAAATATAGCCCAAGTAAAATAAAAAAATTATATAAACTCTTTTTTCATTTTATATGGAGACTATCTATAAAGCCCTCTTCTACTCTTTGAAAAAGAGTAATATATTCTTTTTAAATATTCTATTACTTCTCATTATGTCATTAGATACCCCCTAATCATATGATGAGATACTTAAAAATCCCTAAAAAATAAGGGAGCATAAGTATTTTTCTTCCTTCAATATGAAGTAGTTTCAGCTTCATTATCTTCATTATAGGGTACTCAGTACCCATCTACTGTTATAGGTATACCATTAATCCATCTACTATATCAATAATATCCAAAAAATATATCTTGAGTTACTCTTAAATAATTGAGTGTTATAAAATAAATAGCTCCCTGAGTTTCACCTTTAAGTGAAAGCACATTAGAATTCATGTTAGCTTATTAAGAAATAAAATCAAAAATAAAAACAAAAAGGATTGTATAATGTGCAGGTCAACCCTTACTAGAAAATTAACCCAATCTGCAAAAGCAGAATTATACAATCCATCACTGTCTTTATTTAAAATGTTGCCACCTGCTGGATTTGAACCAGCGACCGAAAGTATCCAGCTCAAAGCTGGCTTACTTTTGTTCTACCACTGAACTAAGGTGGCATATAATTTATATTAAAAACAAATACTTGTACACCTTAAGTACTTGAAACTTAATTACATTCTATAGGATGCATGTAATTGCAACCCTTCAAGGAGCTACCTTGAAGCTTGATGTACAAGTATTTGTTTTTAATAAATCAGGGATTTAAACCCCAGCTCAGAGGATTAATTATATTAAACCCTACTGTCTTATACGATTTTCTTTTTAATACCTCTTATCTTTAAAGTGTTTAAGGTAGCCGAACCGTTAGCTTGTAACACATAACTATTATATTCTTTTATTCTTATAAGTCAAAACTTTTTTATATTTCTTTTATTATACCGAGGATTACATGTCTAATACATTATGATTAGTTCGGCGAATATGTAAAAGCTTTTATTTAACTAAGAGTATTATATTCTTTTCTTTATCAAAGTCAAATTTATTTTTAATTTTCTTTTAAAAATATTTTTAAACATAATCTACAAGGTTAATAATATAAAGGGGGGTTACCCTCTCGATGCTCGACAATATCTTTTATGTTCTAAGAAAATATCTTCTCATTTTTGAAAATCTCCAACCTCTAAGGTTGTTACTTTTTTATCTTTTAAAAAATATTTTTCAAAATAAAAATCTAAATCAAGATATTTACATATCCCGCACCTGTGAGATATTAAATTCTTATCAATATCTTTCTCAAATAAATAGAAAAATACTACATCATCTCAATTATATAAATTTCTTTTCTCTCATTTTAATATGAAAACCTCATCAGTAATCGTATCTCTTATATGATTTATTCAATTCATAATAAATAATAATTAAAATATAAAGTGTTCTTAATTGAACTACCCTAAGTATAACGAATAACTATTTAATTGCAAATTTAAATTTAAAGAAAACTCTTGACAAATTAGATTTTTATAGTTCGCCTACTCATCTAAGGTAAAATCCCCCTAATTAAAGGGGGTAATTACTAGAAGATTAAATTATAAATCTTTTTTTCCATTAGATAATCTATTAATAGTAAAATACTAGTAAGAAGACTAAATAAGAATAGAGTAAAAAGTAATACTTTTGTATCAAATTTCATAATATTATTTAGAAAATACTTTCGTATCAGGAAAATCATCCCTAATATCTATTAAAGCCTCGTGTGCTTTCTTTTTATTCTCAAACGGTCACCATTCCTTGTGGGGTAAAGTAGTTTTCTTTATGTAGAATTTTATTTTATTTTTCATAATATTTTAGTTATAATTATTAGAAGATTAAGGCATCATATTCGCTTCAGTCTTTTTCGATAGTAGTAATACACTCACAAGCCTCACAGTCATTGCTATAAGGACTGTATACCTTACTTATACTATATGCGGTTATACAAATAGTTATAACTATTATCATTACTGTTATTTCTTTAATCATAGTTTCTTTTTAAGTTTTAAAATACTTTTCTCTAATTCCTTTTTCTTTTGAGGTTGATAATTTCAACTCTCCAACAACTCTTCAAGTTGTCAAATTAATTCTAATTCTTCCATTTTTCCAAATAAAGAAATAAAGTAATTTATATAAATTCGGATTATATTAAAGAACTATTGGCTTTTTCACTCTTCATTATTATCTACTTATGACTTGGTAGTTTATATTATATATAAGCTATAATGGTAGATTACTACTAAGGTAGGATTATTCTATAAATATATTATTACCAACAATTAATCATTTGTTTTATTTGCTCCTCAGTAGCTTCTATTTGTTTTAAAATATGATGTTCCTTTTCAATAGAACAAATGATTAAAATCTCGTTTTGGTCTTTTAAAATCCCTCTAAGAATTTCTAATTTTTCGTTCATAATCTACAAGTTAATAAATATTAAATTAAATTAGTATAATCACAAACCTCCTCTTTTTTTATATTATTTTCTTTTAGAATGTATTCTACACATTCATCTATATTATCCTCTTCTAATGTTATAAAATCAACTTCAACATTAACTATACCGTTCTCATTTTCTTCTCTGTCGTATATAGCTAGTTCGTCTATATTTCCCCTTCTGTAATCTGCAAAATACCTGTTACTCATAATGTTATAATTAAATATTAAAATTCTATAGTATATACAATAGTTAAATTATATATACTTACAATATTAATCTATAATTAAATCCTCTAAGGCATCCTCAGTCCATTCAAGGAAATTATCTAAGCTAGCCTGCAATTTAAAATCAATATCTGCACTTATACAATAAGATTTATAATTATTCACATCTAAGTCGCAATCCCTTTCTATTATTTTTAAAATGCTTATAATTTCAAAGCTTCACTCTTTGTAACCTTTAGGTAATTCTTCATTTTGACTTAACTCATAAGCCTTTTCATAACTTACATTATTGTAATTATAAATTAATTCAACTAATCATTTTCCTTCTATTATTATTTCTATAATTACTCTGTAATTATTCATAATGTTTATAATTAATTATTAAAAGTGAAGCCTTGCTTCCTTATTTAACTAACTCTATTATATTCTTTTCTTTATCAAAGTCAAATTTAATTTCAACTTTAATAAATTAAACCCTCCATTCAATACATCAGTAATGTCTTATGGATTACCATAGTATTATAATAATCATTATTCTTACTTAGAGTTCAATTCTCAAAGTATCCAAGTAAAAGAAGAAAGTGTTGTCTAGTGTTAGGCATTGGAATTTTATATGTATTTCAATTATACCAATAGTTAGTATAATAGCTTTCATTATAACCTTCTCATTCTACAATCAAGTAAAAGTCGTAACAGTCGCCGTCACTATAACATTGTTCTTCTTCTACTAAATCAGTGGTTGTATATGCGTTAGTAGGATGCGTTGGTAGTATTATCATTAACATTATTAATAGTCCTAGTAGAATTATTGTTTCTATATTTCTCATAATCTATATTATTAATAATTAAAGCCAGTTATTTATATCTTGACAAGCTTGTAAGTATCACTTATCATATTCATTAGTTAACTCTCAATCTCTACTGTCCATGTTGGGCTCTTCTATCCAATCTTTTCTTTGAATAATTAAATTCATAACTTGATTTTTTATTTCTTTTTTAGTTACCATAATCTTATAATTATTAAATTAAAATTGTTTTCCTTATTTAACTAAGAGTAATTATAAGGATTTTTCTTATAATTACAAACTAATATTATTATTTAGCTTGACAACTTGAGATATTACTCTCAAATATTTCTGATACTTCTATATTTTCAATTATATCGTACTCATTAAATGTAATACTATCAAGATAGTATTCTATCACTTGGCTTATTCTGTTAGGGTATTCAATTATATTCTTAATATACTCTTCTATATTATTAGGCATATAAGTAATAAATCAATCAGAAGAAGTGTTAGTTCCCTTAATGTATTGAATGAAGCTTACACCTGCTTTATTAATAAAAGCCAATAGCTCTTCTTGATTTACTTCAACTTCTACATCTATTGTATCAGTAGAATAATTATAATATTGTGGGCTAGTTAGTTTAATGAATTTAATTATATTTATTCAAGTAACTTTCTTTATTTTTTCCCCAAATAAAGAAATATATTCATTAGTATAATCTTTACTATATTCCTTATGAATAGCTTTATAATCTATATTGTAGGCTTTAATAAAGTCATCATAATTATTAAAGTCATAGTTTTCCATAATTTGCTCTTCTGCAACCTCCATATTACCGTCGTGAGCACCTTGATAGAAGCCAGTAAATAAAGGTAGTTCTATTTGTATATTTTTCATATTATTTTATTTAAAGAATTATTATTAAGTAGAAGCTATTCTTTTTATTATACCTCTTGTATACTTGTCTAATACATTATGATTAGTGAGGTAGAATGTTACTGCTTCTCAATTGAACTAATAGTAGTATAAGACTTTTTACTTTAATTGCAAGTATTTTAGCTTGACAATTAGAATAATTACTTTATAAGTCGTTCGCCGAATATATTGTAAAGTTTTCCTTACTATTATTTTCAATAAGTTATAAATATTTCCATTCACCCTCAAACCTCAGGTCAAGCATAATATGCTTGAAAACTATCTAAGGCTTCCCATATAGTAGTAACCTCCTTGTGGTTATCATATTTTAACATGAAATTCATGTATAGTATAAACTCTTTAGCTTTACCTATTTCTTTAGTTTCTCCTCACTCATTAGAGTGAACTGAAAATATATCCTTTTCAGGAGTATGAAAAAATCTTTCATGTTTTTTTACTGTTCCCATAATTTATAATTATTAAACTAAAATTGTTTTCCTTATTTATCTACTACTAAGTATAAGACTTTTTTTCTTTAATTGCAAAACTTTTTTTAATTTTCTTTTTAACATCTTTCAAAAATTGTTTCTCAATTGCTAAAACTACCTACACATTTAATTTTTATTGAATATGTACTCATTACTTTTTCTAATCTTTTAATTGCTCTTGTAATCTTCCTTTCGCTTGTCAAGCTTAAGTCCATTTCTTCAATGTCTTCTGAACTTTCTATAATTAAATTAGCTCATTCATAGTAACAACCTTTCATTTTAATTTCTAAATCTAATTCCTCCCATTCTTTAGAATTATTATCATATACTTTCACCTCCTCAATATATTTATCAAAATCCACGCATTCTTGTATATATTCTACATTTTCTTCATCCTCAATAAAATGTATACTTTCTTCTAGTCCTGTATGTTGTATGTTACTAGTTGCCATAATCTTATAATTAATTATTAAATCCTCACTTCACTCATTGTTTCCATATCCCATATAGCAATTTGCTTATATAGCTTACCTAACTTCTTAGCAAAGTCAAGGCTTCTACATGAGGTAGAAATGTCTATATATTGCTTATTAGTTTCATTATCAATCCAACCTCAAAGGTTGACATTATCTAATATATTGTACTCTTTAATTTGGGCTTTTAATCTTTTCGCCGAAACATTATTATTATGAGTTAGTCACACTATATACCTATCCATATTACCTTTGATAGATAAAGTAAATCATCCCTTGTCTTGTCTTTCTATCAAAGAAACTAAATCTTGCTCACTCATAATCTTAATTATTAATTAAACAAACCAGAGTTAATATAAAAACTGAAATAAAGAATGTAGGAAATATTACTATAGCTATTTTCTCCTCATTTTCAGTAATAAGAAAAGTAATAAAGAATATAAATATATTACCCAATATTAGTGACCAGAATGTTATTATTATTTCCATAATCTTATAATTAAATATTAAAGTAACTCTATTATATCATTTATTCTTTTAATTGCAAAACTTTTTATATTTCTTTTATTATAACCGAGTTAAACCATGTCTAGTAATTAAACCAGTTCGGCGAATATATTGTAAAGTTTTACAATTTAGGAGTATAATATTTATTTAATGTTTTCTTTACTTTTAAGCTAGTTTGAGCTTGACTTATTGCTATCTTTACTGTTCCCATAATGTTATTATTAATAAATATTATTCCTTTCCTTTAACTAATATAAGTATACTCTTTATTGACTTAATTGCAAACTATTTGTACAAGTTCGCCTTGACATATACCATTATTCTTTTATTTGGGTAATGTGGGACTGTATTACTACAGTAATACGCTTACAGTTTTGGCTCTCTAAAGCTTAGTGAGACTACTAATGAGACTTGGTATCAATAAGCAAGGTGGTTGGAGGTTGTAGTATTATGGTATGGAGAGGCTTTGAATAGCCATATTAAGACTAGCGTCTGGTTGGTGGTTTTATTGTTAGTTGTTTTACAGGCTATTGATTACGGTTAAAATTGAGCAAGATTTAAAGCTTTGTTAAGCCATAACTTCATGAAATGTCAAGCCATTCTATCTTCTATACATTATACCACCTAAAATACGATTGTCAAGCTTGGCAGTATCATCAAACGCTTGACAAAGAGTAGATTGTTGTCTAGGAGGGCTTTTATAGGCTAGTGTTGGCAGTACCATGCGACCTTGACTACCTGACAAGTCATCGTATGATGATGGGGCTGGTCACCCCCCCCCGAGGGGGCATAGAATGTAAGTACCGTATTGTCTTAGTTTCCTTCACTTTCAGAGGAAAATTTAAAAAATGAAATTCGGCTGCTCATCTAGGGTAGAAATTATACTAAGTATATACGATGGCTTTTAATAGCCCCCTTAATAATTGCGATGGCTATAGCAAGGTATAAACCTCATAAGCCCCGCCCAAAGGGATGGCTCTCTTCCAGGTATCGCCGAAAGGGATGGCAATAGTAATATTATATAACTTATAGGTATAACTATATTTAAAATATAACTATATCCCCCTATATCCCCCATCAAGTTCTAACTTTATTATAGTTTCTTTTTTTTTGGGGAAGGGGCTTTAGAGTTAATTTTCCAAGTAAAAGAAAAAAGTTAAATATATAAATATCTACAAGGTATTACTTTTGCGGCTTCACTTCGTTTCGCCGTAACTTTAAGAGTTAATCCAAATTCGCCGTATAGTAATATATATAATATAATATAATATAATATAATATATATAAATAATAACTCACTTTAAACTTAACTAAAAAGAATAAAGTAATACGATAGTAATAACTTAGTAAACTAAGTTATCCCTATCGTCCAAAGAAAGAAGAAAAAGGTATTACTCTTTCTCTTTATTTGGAAATTAGTTTATTCGCCTATAGTTAGTGTTGCTGCGGCTTCACTTCGTTTCGCTGTTAATTTACTGTGGTGTGGTGTCTACTGTAGATATACCTCTAGAACTCATTCTAATACCCCTTAGACAACTTCTAGTACTATTTAGGTATACTTATAACCCTTGAGGTTTAGAGTGCCTTAGAAACGATTTAAAGTATGTTAGTTATAACTTTGGCTATTTTATCAGACAGTTGACAAACAGTAACTTAGAACTATACTTACCTGTATAATAGTAACCCTCCACACCACCTCCCCTTTATGAAACTTAGTTTAAAAGATTTAGAGAAAGTTAACTTAGATACTTTAAGTATTAAAAAACGACTTGGAATACAAGCATTGATTGAAGAGCTTAAAAAAAGAAAGCTCCATTACCCTATTCTTGATTTTATTCCGCAGGAACATCAACAGAAAGTAATAGATGCTGTTGGAGCAAGAAATTGACCCGTACCTAAATATAAATATATAATGTTTATTTGAGGGAATGGTTCAGGTAAAACAATTGTAAGTTGTGATATTGATATACTTCTAGCCCTATGAAAAGAGTGATGTAAAAAGTATAATCTACCTTACATTTGAGAAAGTAAACAAACCTTAGTTGTAACTAAAACTTCTGATAGTATTAAGACAAACTTAGAACCTTATTTTCTTTGAACCAACACAATATGAGATATAATTAAGCTCCCTAAAAATGAACTAGCTAAAGTTAAAAGAGATTGAAGTACACAAACATTAAAGGAAATCACATTAAAGAATTGAAACAAGATAATGTTCAGAACATATGATGCCTGACAAGCTAGACTTGAGTGAAGTAATCCTGATTTTATACATCTAGATGAGTTACCTGAAAGAGAGGATATTTTTATAGAACTTCTTAGATGAACAAGATGAAGACGTACCCAGATGTTGCTTTCATTTACACCAACAAAGTTTAATCCAGCTGTCCATGATTACTTCTACTGACAATGAAGCGAGAATGTAAAGTCTAAAACATATATCAAAGAAGTAGACAGCTTAGAGAATAAGTATGCAGACCATACTTGGTTAGAATGATTGAGTGAAGAAGAGCAGAAAATAAGAAGGTTCTGAATGTTTATTCCGCCAAGTTGACTTGTTTATAATGAATTTAGAAGAAATAAAAACTTAATTGAATACTTCCATCCTAGAAAGTTATGAAACTGAACTAAGTTCTACTGAGCCTTAGACTTTTGAGTTTCCCATCCAATGGCGATGTTATTTATAGCAGTTGATATGGATTGACATATATATGTTTTTGATATGATTTATCAAAAGAATATGGGATTGGGCGAACTTAGGGATGAGGTTAGAGGGAAGGAGATAGAGTACCATATCAACCTAGAATATATAGTTGCTGATACGGCTGACAAGAGGGCAAGAATGGAATTGAAAGAAGTTTATTGACTTAATACTATTCCAGCTGATAAGTTTTCCAAATGAGAAAATAATCTATCAAATAGAAGAGCAGGTATATTTAAAGTTAATGAGCTCTTTAAAAATGGGATGCTGTACATCTCTGAGAAATGTATGAGCTTAGTTAAGGAGCTTTCAGTCCATGCCTATAAATGAAATTGAAGTGAGGATGTAATAAAATTAAATGATGATGCGTTAGACGCTTTGCGTTATTTTATCTTCTGATATAAACCCCATAGTGAAACTAAAGAATTAAAGAAAAAATATAAAAGAATGAATAGAGTTAAGAAAACAATTAGATATTAATACAATATATATATGGAACTAATAAATTGAGATTGTCTTGAGGAAATGGATAAATTAATAGAACAATGAGTAAAGGTTGATACTATTATAACAGACCCACCTTATGAGGTGAGCGTTACCTCGGGATGAGGAAGTATAAACACAATTAAGAAGTTTAAAAATTCAATAAAGCAAGTGAATGAGGCTTGAATTGATAATTGATATAATTTTAAAGAGTTCATAAGAAAAGCAGAACAACTACAAGACAAGATTAATATATATATCTGGTGTAATAAAAAACAAATTCCAATGTATTTTGAATATTTCGTATTACAAAAAAAATGTCTATTTGATATACTGATATGGAATAAGAGAAATGCAATACCAAGTTATTGTAATAAGTATCTCACAGACAATGAATACTGTTTATATTTCAAAAAACCATGAGCTTACAATAAGCCTCAAAGTTATGAGGATGCTAAAACTGTTTACTTATGATTAATAAATCATAAAGATAAAAAATTATGGGGACACCCAACAATTAAACCATTGGATTTTACTGAGAAGATAATAAGAAATAGTTGCCCAGAATGATGAATAGTACTAGACCCATTTATGGGAAGCGGTACAACTTGAGTAGCATGTAAAAATTTAAATAGAGAATTTATTTGAATTGAACTTAATAATAAATATTTCAATATAGCTAAAAATAGAATAGAAAATAATTAAAAAGAATGATAAAATACTCGTATGTTACAGAGAGATTAACTAATCTAATGGCTCTTAAAGAGAACCACATAACTCAGGTACAAGCTACTAATCGGAGAAATAAGGCTAATGCAAAGGAGGCTACTCCCCCTGATAAGAATGATTTTAGAACTCAGATATGAGCTACTATCAAGTACCAGAAGGACGCCGACTTGTTATCAGCTCAACCTGAATGGTTGTTTGTTTGAATGGATGATAAATGAAGAGCTAATAGGAAGGTTGCCAAGCATGTTTGGGATTACCATCGGTTACTTTCAAATACTGATGAAGCTATCTCAGAAACAATTCAATCCTCTACTACTAACTGAACAGGAGTATTCTTTGACTGAATTAAGCATATTCGGCAAACAGTAAAAACTCCTTTTTATACAGAAGATGAAGATTGAAACCCAACATGAATAGATTTTAAAGAAGAAGAGAAGCTAATATATTCTTGAATATATTCAGAATGTATTCCATTTCAGAACTTCTTTATAAACTGAACAAATATAAGAAACTCAACAGAAGTTGCAGTTATAAGATACTTTGATAAAACAGATTATATCAAAGAAAAAGAATGAGATAACTTTGTAAAAAATCTAGATAAAGTAAAAAAGATGACCTGAGATTTCGCACCAATAGCTTGAACTACTGGGAATGAATTTGAAGAGATGCAATCTGATAATACTGTAATGGAAATAGAGTATTGGAACTCGGCGAAAGATGAGTATATAATCGAAGCCAACTGAGTTGAAATTAAAAATATACCAATTCCTTATCCTCATAAGATGTTACCTTTTTCTCTTTACTTGGACAACAAGGCACAGGAGAGGATTTGGTGAATAGGTGAATTTGAACTCACAGAGCAGAATGAGAGGTATAAGAATGAGTTAAGAACGCTTCTTATAAGATGAATAAAATCATCTATATGAATTATACTTAAAGATAGAACAGCAGAACTTGAAGAAGATGAAATGCAATTCTGAATTTGAGAAGTATATGAAACAGATGATATAAACTGAATTAAACAATTCTCTCCTAATGTTCCGGTTAATGAATTACTTTCAGCTGAAAATAAAGTAGATGAAGACTTAATTGCTCAAACATGAGTAGACTATAGGTCTCAAATATTATCATCTTGAGAGACTGCAACAAAGACAGCAGGTAAAAATAAATCAGCAAAGAAAAGAATTAATAAAAACATTAAAGACAATGCTTGGGGTTTCTATAGAAGACTTGCAGAAATTAGAATGTCAAATATACAGTTCCTCCATTCTATTTGAAGTCAAGAAATACCTATAGAAGGTTGAAGTATTGACGCTGAATGAGTATTTACTTCTGACAGTTGATGATATGGAAGTGCTAAGATAACTAAGCATCTACTAGGATGACAAATACACGTGTTGCCAATCGTAGAAACAATGCTTTGAAACAGTAAAGAAAGAGAATTACAAGAAGCATTAGAATACGCTCAAGTAGTTTGAAGTATGCAAAATTCTGATTGAAGTAGACCAGTACCAGCAACCCAGTTAGCTAAATTAGTTACTGATAAGTTTGGCTTTGACTATGAAAAGCTTTCAGAACAATCTGATAGTTGAAAGACAGCTAAATCAATATTACAAGACCATAAACAACAGAACGCTTGAACTCAATGAACTGAGGCTGACCCTAGCTTTGTTCCACCAGCACAAAGAAATCAATCTCAAAATGTTTCAACTATTAGTTGAGCACAAAAGAATACTATCCCTTTAGAATAAAATAAATATGACTTGATGTAAATATCCAGATAAAGGAAACAATTATGTACCAAAGGACAACCCTGAAAATCCTTGATATAAATACTGACAATATAAACCTTGAAAGATTAAGGATGATTGAACTCCTTTAAGAAAGAATTGAAGAAAACACTGACCTCAAATCCCCCTTACTGAACAGGCTAAAAGGATTGCAAAGGTTGTAAATCTTACAACCTTTTGAGCTTCTGAGATTACCTCTCAAAAGAATATAGATGATTGAATACAACCATTTCAAAAAATGAATACATTAGAGGCTTGTAGAGAAGCTTGATGGACAAATCCACAATCACTATATCAGTTACTCGCAAGGTATCCTGAACTTAAAAAAGAATTTGAAAGACTTAAGAAACAGAAGATGGAATACTTACAGGATGTAAGTGTTGACAATATATGAAAGGCTATTAAATGAGAAATGAAATGAATAAAGAATAAAGAGAAAGTTGACTACTCTTTTAGACTTTTAGAGAAAACCCATAAAGACTTTAATCCAACTCAAAAGGTTGAACAAAAGATTGAAGAGGTTAACGCTGAGAGAACAGCGGAAGATATAATGGATGACTTGAAAGATTTACTTTGATAATAGAATGCAATGATTAAATATTTAGAGTTTAGAAAGTTCTTGAATATTATGGATGAGGCGGAACTTAACCCCCAAGAAAAAGAGAAGTTAAAATCTTTAGGAAGGGAATGAGAAGTAATAAATAAAGCCCTTACTAAAATAAAAAACAAAGTAACAAATAAGATGCTGACGGAAAATCTTTCAACTGAATTTGTTAAATGAGCTATATACATGATTTGATATTTAAAATGAATGATGAAATAGCTCTAAATACAGACAGTTGACAAACAGTTAAATAGGAATATTATATTAATAACAATAACATAATGAAACAGACTGAAAAAAACAATTCAGAATTTCAAGAGAATAATCAGAACTCAAAAGAGCAGGCTGATAAAAAGACTTACTCTGAGGAAGAGTACGTAAATCTACAAGCTTTCTGAACAAAGGCTAACCAAGCTTTAATCGATATAAGTAAGAAACTTGCTGAAAATGACCCAAAGGAATTACTTAATATGGAAAGTAAAATCCAAAATAAGATAATTAAAGAAGTTTGGGGATATGATAACCTTGACGAACTTAGGATAATGTTACCTGATGTTCTAGAAGGAAAGTCAACTGAGAAGTTTGATGAAAACAACTGAGTTGACAAGATGGAAAGAGAATACAGGTTATTAAAAATGAAACTAGAAAAGAAAGACATTGATGATGAAATAGATAAGTATATTTCAGTTAATTCAAAAATAGTTTCCAGTATTCCTAACTTTACAGAAAAGATTAAGGAAGAACTTAAAAGTATAAGTTCTAGCTTACCATCTAAAGAAAGAGTAAATAAGGCTACAAAATTAATATCAAATAGCTTAGATATTGATGTTGAAACTTATTTACAATTACAATGAAAGACTATGGTGAAACCAAGTGAACAAAAGCTTGACAAGAAAGACATGGTAACAGCTCAAAATCAATTAAGGAAAAGTCTTTGATTGAAAGAGAAAAAGTAATATTATTATTTAATACAAGAATAAATGAGTAGAATAATAAGCCCAGAAAGAGGGATTGGGGATAGCCCAATAGCTGCTAATTCCTTAGATATAGACACACAGGATTTAGTTGCTATAAAAGCTTGATATGGTAATAAAGCAGTTAGTTGAGATAAAATATATTGACTATCAGCTAAAATAGAAACCTATGACAGCGACAATATAACAGTAAAGAAAGATAAAGTAGATTATATAGGATTTACGCCAGAAACTAGAGTTGAAATAGAAGTTACATCAGGTACAATAACACAATCTGATGTAGGTAGTAAATTCAACCTAGGTTCAGACGGTAATGTTAATGCAAGTTCTACATCGGCAGTAGCTCAAATATCAACACTTACTCCAGCTAATGTAGAAATAGGAGATGTGTTTACAGCTGTAATTAATGGTGTTAATATTCCTTTTACTGCTACAGCAATAACAGTTGCAAATGTAGTTACAGGTTTAACATCAGCAATTAATTTAAGTGGTGAGAGTGGTAATGTAACAGCAGTAGATGATACTACAGAAGTTACAATTACATCTGATACAGCAGGTACAGCATTTACAATATCAGGAACAGCTGTTAATGGATGAGGTAATGATACTCAAACACTTACAGCAGCAACAGGTACAGCAAATGTAGTGGCGGTAGCACAAGTTGATACTTGTACACTTTCAGCTGGTACAACAGGTACGGCAGACTGTACGGCAGCAGGTATAGTAGAATTACTTACTTGGAATACTTCACTTACTCAAACAGCAACAGATTTTGTTACCAACTCGGCAGCAGATTATGCAACAGTATGAGTAACATTGACAAGCTCAGGAGCTGATTTAATATTTACAGCAGCAGTAGCAGGTACAGCCTTCTCAAGTCCAGTTGTAGATAACGCATCAGACGATATAGCTTGAACTACAGTTAATACTACAGCAAATGTAGTGGCGGTAGCTCAAATATCAACAGCAACTCCAGCTAACGTAGAAGTAGGTGATACATTTACAGCTACAATTAATGCAACTGATGTAGCTTTCGTAGCTACAGCAGCAACAGTAGCGAATGTAACAGCTTGACTTACAGCAGCAATTAATATTTCAGCACAAAATTGAAATGTTACAGCAGTAGATAGTACAACAACAGTTACAATTACATCAGATGCAGCAGGTACATCGTTCACAATAACATGTGCAGCTACAGCAGGTTCAGGAGCAGACACTCAAACATTATCAGCAGCAACAGGTACTGTAAATGTTTCAGCAGATAGCCCAGACCAACTTTATCTACGCAAAGTAAAAACTTCAACACTTGGAGACTTTACGGTAGCTAAATAATTTAATTTATAATAAAAAAAATAAAAGATGACAGTAGTACAAAAAGCTGGTATACTTTCAGATGATGAAAGTTATAAATTAATATCACCTGTGGTTATTGAAATGTTTGACGAAAAGGTTTTAGACCCTAGAGTTAAAGAAGATGTTGCAGGGAAACTTTGATTTACAGAATTTGAAGTTTACGATAAAGATTGAATAATTAAAACAAAATTAGGACAAGAATGAGCTAGGATAGTTGGTGAATGGGATACATTCCAAGTTATCGGGCAAAAGTATGGTCAAGAAATTTCTTATGAAGTTGAAAGACTATATACAGGTACAGGTGCTTCTTCTCTTACCAGAAAGAGAATTGAAAGAGCAGCAATGGCACAAGCTATTCCTGATGACCTATTAAAAGATTTACAACAGAGTTTAAATAGAGTTGAAGACCAAGCCTTCGCAATGAGAATGAAAGAGAATGAGTATTACACTCAATGTTTGACGCTAGGGTTTGACATATCGGCTGCTAAATGACCATGAAGTGCTGTATATGATGCTAAAGCATTGTTTTCAACTAATCATATAGTTCAAGACACAGGTGAAGCATATTCTAATATAGTAGATGATTGAAGCGGTAATTACGCAGCATTATCATTTACTTCTCTATTAGAGGCACTTGATAGATTGAGAGTTTGAATGAAAGATGGTTTAGGTACAAGAATTAGTAGACCTTCCAACTGAGTATATGATTTAATAATTTCTCCTGAATTGGAGAAAACAGCATTAGATATATTATCAGATGGTAATGGGTTTGCCCCTTACACCTTTACAGGTTGAGCTGCAACTAATGATAACTATGGTAACGTGTTCATGAGAGCAGGTTTCAAGGTTAGACTAGTTGTATTAGAAACTATGAACCAACCAAGTATTAATGATAGTACAGTAGATGTTGGTTCTGCTACAATGTGGTTCTTAATGAACAAAGAGCATGCTAAGGCAAGAAAAGCTTTAAGAAGATTAAAGTTTGGTGAAAGTGCAATTAGCTTCTTTGAAGACAATCAAACAAGAGCTGCTTTCGTAACAGTAGAAAAGTTCTTTGGAGCACAAGTACTATTTCCAGAAATGGTAGTTGGGTCTACATGAACAGGTAGTGCGATTTAATTGCCCTATTAATAAAAAGGTAGAGCTTCTCACAGTTCTACCTTTTTTCTTTATTTGGATAAGAAAATTAAATGAATTACGCTAAAGTTTTTGCAGGAAACAGAGCTAAGCTTATAGAAGCTGAGGCTTTTAAGAATAAGAAGAAAATTAAATCTAAGATTAGTAGTTTTACTAAAACTGATTTATTGAAATTAAAATGAGTTTGAGAGTTTACAGTTAAGGTATTATTAGAGAATTGAATTTGAACTTTAGAGGAACTTAAATCATTTTGACTTATGCAATTTAAAAAACTTGATATTAACCCTCTCTCTAAAAGAGTAATAGAGGAATATTTAAGAAATAACAATAAATAATATGAGCTGAATATATACAAAACCGTATGGTAGTGCTAGCATTAATGATGCTTCACCTTCTACTACTACAGTTTACAGTAGCACAAAAACAGAAAACCTGTTAGATGATAAAGCTGATAAAGTTTCATCACCTACTACAGGTAATTTCGCCTGACTTGATGGTAGTTGAAATTTAACTGATAGCTGAGCGAAACCTTGAGATTATGCGAGTAATTCCCATACACATAGTGCGGCAATAATACCTATTGATACAACAAACTTCTGAGGTGTATTGGATAATAGTGTAACTAATATACAAGTGTTAGCTGATTTTATAGACGACAATATAGCTCTTTGAGCTAATATATTATTCTGAACAGTTACACCAACTACAGAATGACAAGATTGAGACGTATATATAAATACAACTAATTGGAAAGTTTATAGCAAGGAAAGTATTTGGAATTTAGAATGAGTGATAGAATGAACTAAATGAGATGACTGAGACCCATGACCTATTGGATTAATATGGGAGCAAGCTTATAATGGAGGTACAACGTACGCAGTTAATGATTGAGTTAGTTATAATGGTAGCTCATATATTTGTATATTAGAAAGTACTTGAAATGTACCAACTAATGTAACATATTGGGGAATTTTAGCGGTAAAATGAAATGATTGAGCTTGAGCTTGAGATGTTGTTTGACCATGAAGTGCTACGGACGATAATATTGCTACATTTAACTTAACTACAGGTAAACTAATACAAGATTGATGAAATACAATAGCTGAAATTTTAGATGTTGACAATCATACAGATTGAAGTACAAATAGGTTATATACAGACACAGAGAAAACTAAGTTAACCTGAATAGAGGCAGGGGCTACAGCTGACCAGACAGCTTGAGAAATAGAGGCAATTAT